CTGGGCTCGGATCATGGCCCCCGATGCTCAGAAGGCGAAGCTCCTCACCCCGACGGGTGGTATCTGGATGCTCGCGATCCGTTGACTGAGGATCCGTAGGCAGGAGCTCGTATGGGTTGGTTCACTCTCGCCATCAACATCGCCAAGGTACTCGCCCCCATCGCGAAGGCGGGTGCGTACTACAAGGCGAACAAGGCGGAGAAGGCGTACCAGGAGTACGTCGAGCAGCAGGGCCGACTGTTGAGCCAGGGGCACGGTCAGTCCGCGATCCAGCGGGATGCCAACGCCTCAGCCATTGCGGGTCAGACCGCAGCTCACGAGCAGCAGGCTCTTGCCGACGTGTCCCGTGGAGGCCAGGGAGCTGGCGGGAGCGGGATGGCAGGGCAGGCCAGGCTCGACGTGTACGAGCAGGGGCAGCGAGGTCAGTCCCAGGCAACAGGACAGCTCGCCAAGCAGGAGCAGGCCTCGATGGCAGAGGCTCACCAGCGGTACACCCAAGGGCTCCTCACGCTCTCCCAGATGGAGTACCAGCGCCGGCAGAAGGCGATGGGCGAGATGGAGAAGATGAACCAGCAGGACGTGTCCGACGCCTTCACGTCCGGTCAGCAGGTTCGTACGAACATGGGCGAGACCGGCCAGGCAGGAGCCGCTGCTGGTCAGGCAGGAGCTGCCGAGGCTTCCGGCCAGGACGTTCAGTTCAAGCAGGCCTCGGCTGACATTTCGACAGGAGCCGCTGGGGCGGCTTCGTAGGAGCACTCCAATGCCTACGACTCAGCTTGGCTACGACGTGGCCGATCCCCGTTCCTTCGACACGGGTGCTGACCGACAGCAGGGCGGGACGACCCCCCTGGGTGTCGCCGGTGGCCTGGTCCAGGGACTCACGTCTCCGATCTCGAACCGGATGGACCCGGAGCTCGAGGCTCAGATCCGCGCGAAGTACATCCAGCTGTACAACGAGATCAGCGTCGAGGAGGAGCGGTCCCGCCGGGAGACGGTGGAGACCTGGGGCTCGGTGAGCGCCAGCATCCTCTCGGCGGAGGCCAACATCCTGGCGGCTGTCGCTGAGGGGGCGAAGGCCTCGGCGATGAACAACCAGGCGAAGGCCGACGCCATGCGCCTCATGGAGGACATGACCAAGGCGGCCTCGGAGATGAAGTACTACGAGCCGGACAGGCAGACCTTCGAGCGGTTCGCCTCGGAGCTCCAGCTCATGGAGGCGGCGATCCAGTCGAAGATGTCGAGCGCCGACTACGGCACGGGCGTCTCTCCGATGGACGACCTCGACACGGCATACGCGAAGTGGGAGAACGTGCTGAACAAGACGGATGTACGCGCGCTCAAGCAGGTGACCACCATCGTCACGCATGCGAACGAGCTCTCGGGCGACCCGCAGCTGAAGGCGGACACCGTCCGGATGGAGTACTTCACGCTCGAGGCAGAGATTCGCCAGGGCTTCGCCATGATGGCGGCGAAGGACGGGATCAGCCTCTCGGAGGCCGAGGGAGAGCGCCTCACCCAGCAGTACATGGCTCGTCACGTGGCCCCCCAGGTCTGGGGAGACCCGGAGCGCGGGCTCCCTGGGGTCGTCACGGACGAAGAGCGGACGATGGCGGACCAGCGCCGCGCGCAGGCGGTCAGCGACTACGAGGGCTACCTGGCCCGGCTGGACGCCATGAGTGCGGGCCTGCCCCGCGAGTACGTGGACGAGGCCCGCCTCGCCCTCCGCCAGGCACAGTCCATCGTCGCCGGTGGGCCGGAGGTCTTCGCGGACATCACCTCGCGGATGCCCAGCCCCGAGGGGACGCGGAAGACGAAGGCGATGATCGAGCATGAGCTGGCGAAGCTGGGTGCTGACCCGCCGGATCCGCTCGTGGCTGCCAAGCGGGAGATCGTCCAGGTCCCGGGCTTCGACGTGTGGATGCAGGCGATGGGGTTCACGAACGTGACCCGCGCCATGCTCTACGCCGGCAACCACCCGTACGAGTTCAAGGAGGCCGTGAAGTCGTACGTCATGGCGAAGCAGGGCTCCCTGCCGGAGTCGGTCACCACCCCCGGCGGCATGCGCGAGCACCTGCGTGAGAAGGGTCGCCAGGACGGCATGGGCTTCTTCATGACCCCCCTGGGTCGGGCGGTCTCGACCTTCACCGGGCGGCGTCGCTTCGGGGGGGACCTGAGCGACAAGCTCCAGGAGGTCCGGATGCGGCTCGAGGAGCACGAGCCGAAGACCGAGCTCGGAGCTGGGCTGAAGGAGCGGTTCGGAGACATCCTCGGGCGACCGGACAAGCTGCCTGAGCGCAGCTTCCGCCCCGAGGACGAGGATGACCTGACGGTGGATGAGATCGAGGAGGATGTCGCCTGGCGGACGCGGCTGGATGAGCTGAAGAAGGAGCCGGGCGGAGAGGAGCTGGTCCAGCCGGGCGAGACCACTCTTCCCGCTGGCTTCCGTGATGTTCAGGGGGTTGGTGGGTACGTCTACCGACAGCACTCCGACGGCTCGGTCCAGCTGGTGGGCAACCCGTCCGGGACGGCTACCGCTGACCGCCCCATCTCCGTGAGCTCTCCAACGGCGCTGGCCGCCATCCAGACCGAGATCGGCGTCTACCCCGCGACCCAGGTCGAAACGGCTCCTGGGGGGCCTGGAGACGGTCCCATCACGCCCCTGGATGAGGACCCCCACATCCCGGTGGTCCGGGTGAACCCGCCCCCGGGGAAGGAGGGGAAGTCCTACACCATCGTGAAGCTGAACGCTGCGGCTGGAGGCTGGACCCTCAAGGTCTTCGACGACGACTTCCAGATCCAGGTGATGGACGCTCCCGGCTTCGACGACGAAGTGGGGAAGGCGTACGGCATCGGCACGCACGCGCACCAGGCGCTCATGCGTGACGTGCAGCACAGCAGCGAAGCGGGCGTGGGCGTCACCCCCAAGGTGGACCGCTCCGAAGAGCCTGCTGCGGAGCCGAAGCCCGAGCCGACGGCTGCTGCGAAGAAGCCCGAGCCGAAGAAGCGGGGGCCTGTGGTGGACCCGAACAAGGCCATCGCTGCGGGCTTCCCCAGGGATGACAGCGCGTACATGGACGTGCCCGGGGCAGACAAGCGGTCGCAGACCTACTACCCGGAGAAGAAGACCACCACGGGGTAGAGCATGGCGACCAGCGAGGAACTTGCCGAGATGCTCGGCGAAGGCCTGAAGAACGTGAAGCCCCCGAAGGACGAAGCCGAGAAGCAGGCCGCCTTCGGGTCGGGCGACAGCATCCCGTCAGCTCCCCCGGGGGCCCAGAGTGAGGTCGGGTTCGCCATCCCGACTGGGCTCTGGGTCACCCCGACAGGAGAGGGTCCTGGTGGTGGGGATCTGCTCCCTGAGCGAGAGCCGTTCGCTACGGAGATCGCGAGTAAGAACTTCTCCGCTGCGAGAAACAGCGCGACCCGTGCCCAGACGGAGGTTCTCGCCGCCCAGGTTCACACCGGGGACTACGGGAACATCTACTCGCCCGAAGCTTACATGGAGGCCTCCGAGCCCGGGATGCTGGAGCAGCTCTACCGAGGTTTTGAACCGTTCGACAACGCTCGTCGCGCCCTGTGGATGACGTACTACGGCGTGGGCCAGGTCCTTCCGGACACCCGTGAGGGCGGGGTGGACGCCTCGATGTCCATCTCCGAGGTCTGGAACACCTCGCGCGGGACTGGCGTGGGTGACGCGACTGCCTGGATCATCGGACAGGTCGGTGCCAAGGCGCTGGAGTCCGAGGTGAACGACACCTTCGGCGACGTGGGTGGTCAGGTCGTGGCTGAGTTCGCCAAGCCCGAGAAGACCTCGGCCCTCCAGGGAGTGGACCCGAACCAGGTGTACGCCCAGATGGCGACGGACTTCTACACGGCTCTCGCCGAGGGAGACCTGGCCGAGCGCGCCTGGAACGAGCAGGACATCGAGGCCTTCTGGTTCTACGGACTGGGCTCGGGAGACATGGACCGGAAGGGACAGGGTGAGGTCGGCCCGCTGTGGACCGAGGTGTTCGGACGGGAGCGCGCGCCGCACCCGCGAGGGGTCCACATCTGGGACGCCGTGATGACGAAGGACGAAGCCCTCGCCATCTACGAGACGACGGACGACCCGGCTCTCCGGAACTTCGCCCTCATGCTCAGCAGCAATGTGGGCCGCGAGCTGTCGGGAGCCTCGCTCGAGGTCGCGATCGACCCGCTGTGGCTCTTCGGTCCGGCGAAGGGAGCGGAGACCGTCGCCACGGGAGGGAAGACCTACACCGTGAGCCGCCCCCTGCTGGAGGCTGCCGGTGCCCTGGAGAAGCTGCCAGCGGGTGGCGTTAGCCGCTCCGTGGTCGAGATGCGGGAGCTGGTGCTGAAGAGCATCAACGGCATCTCCACGGCGGAGGAGACCTCGAAGGCCAGGAAGGTCCTGCTCACCGGGGCGGAGCAGGCCGAGGACGCCGCTGCACGTGCCCTGTACGCTGCCGACGTTGCTCGGGATGCTGCCGGAGGGCTGAAGGGCGAGAACGCGGTGGCGGAGGCCTCACGCGTCCTGAACGAGCAGGCGATCCTCATCCAGCATGCACACGATGCGGCGAAGGCCTCGGGCCAGCACGACAAGGTCCTCACCCACCTTCGCACCATGCGCCGGATCGAGGAAGACCTGGTCAAGGTCGGGACGAACGCGTCCGAGGCTGCCGGCTTCCTCACGAAGCGGGCGAAGGAGCAGTCCGGCCTGGCTCGAGCGATGTCCGATCACGCCGAAGCTCTCCGTCGGGTCCTGTACCTGGGCAGCAACGAGCTCCCCGGGCATGCTGGTTCGGGCGCGCTGCTCGTCGAGAAGGGCACCTTCTCCTGGCACATCCCCTTCTCGAAGAAGACCCACTACCTGCTGAAGCCTGGGACGGCGAAGACCATCAAGTCGCTCCTGCCGGAGCCGGTCCTCGCCAAGACGGGCCAGGTCGCCGACATGCTGGAGCCCCTCACCTCGGCGGCGATCCACGCCAAGCTGGAGAAGGAGGCGAAGTCCCTCGGGGTCACTGGGAAGGAGGCGGAGGCCTTCCTGTCCAACACGGAGAAGTTCGTGCTGGCGGCGGAGAAGTTCGGCGGATGGACCTCGGTCTACCCCAAGTGGGCCTGGACGGAGATGAACCGGTGGTTCGGTTCTCGGTTCTTCCAGCCCCTGGTCCAGACCGTCCGGACCGAGGCAGAAGCCTCCCTGCTGGGCATCCGGGGCGCGAAGGTGGCGGGGCTGCCCGGCCTGAACCGATGGATCGCGACTCTCCGGAAGGCTCAGCCCGAGGTCTGGGACAACTACAACGCCGCCGTCACGGCGTACTTCAACCGCATCGACTCCCTCGAAGGCTCGATGCGGGTGGACATGGAGCGCCTCGTCGGAGAGGCCAAGCGAGCCCTCGCGATCCGGAAGCGGACGGCGAAGGAGGGGCTCATCTCTACGAGGAGGAGCCTCGCCGACGACACGGCGGCGCTCCGCGCCAAGCGGTACCTCAGTGAGCCCGGGAAGGTCGGGACGAAGGAAGACCTCCTCGGGTACATCGCGCGGGACCGGGAGAAGATCGCTCGGTTCGAGGCGATCCTGGCGAAGGACTACGGGGTCAACGACATCCTCCTGGAGGCGGGGGCCCACATCGAGGCGGGCTCCGGGCTCCGGAACGTGTACCCCGAGCTGTGGCCCTACTTCCAGATGGCAGAGGAGCTCACCTGGAAGTACCGGGACCTCACGGGGAAGGAGCGGGGCCACGTCGCGAACGCGATGGCGAACATGGCCCGGTTCGCTGAGGGCAACCCGGAGAAGCACGTCTTCTTCCAGGAGGAGTTCATCAAGCGGATGGACCTCATCGAAGAGGTCTCCCTCCACAAGACGGCTGTCATCGAGCAGACCCGTCGGGCAGCGACCCAGGAGCTCAGCCGCATCACGGCCGCCCGTCGGCTCTTCACGGGGACGAAGCGGAAGCAGCTGATCGAGACCCTGGAGGTGCTCCGGGGCCGGGTCCTCGGACAGCCGATCGCGAAGGTGGAGATGGGCACGGTCAAGGCGATCGTGCTGGAGGTCTTCGGCGGGGACAAGCAGGCCGCCCACGTCGTCATGCGAGACGCCGCCATCACGATGAAGGACAACAACGGGGCACGCGCCCTGTTGGAGCTGGCGAACCTCCTCGAGTCGGACATCGTCGCCATCGAGAAGGTGCGGGAGGCTGCACCCGGCCAGAAGGGGACTGCAGCAGCAGTTCGCATGGCAATCGCGAAGCACCTGGATCGGCTCGACACGAAGCACGCCGAGCTGCAGAAGGTCTTCCTCGAAGGGGTCGGGGACAAGGTCGTCGTGATCGGGGACAAGGTCCTCACGACGGGCATGCCGGCGGACGCGCTCAAGCTGATCCTGGAGGGAGAGGCTCGAGGTGCCCTGGCACGCGCGAAGACCCTGGTCGGAGACAGCGAGTGGGGGGCGTTCTACTCGTGGTGGAAGTCGAAGTCCATCCAGGGGCTGGCCCCGGGCGGAGAGCCCCACGCCTGGACTCAGGCCAGCGACGCGCTGAAGCGGGCCGCCCTCCTGTCGCGCGCCTCGAAGAAGGCCGAGGACATGGAGTCCGCCGTCGGCGTGATCGCGAAGGTGAAGAAGACGAAGAAGCTCGCGGACAGAGCTTCGACCAGGAAGCAGGTGGAGACCCTCCACAAGAAGGCCCCAGAGGGCACCCTCATGGGCAAGGACGGGAAGCCCCTGGTCCTGTACCACGGGACCCCGTACCCCATGACCGGTGAGTTCAAGGTCGGAGAGGGCGGAATCTTTTTCGCAACCGATCCTGTGGTGGCTGCGAAGTTCGCCGGCACGCAGACGAAGAGGGGGATCAAGCTCATCGGGGGGAAGACGAGGAAGGGGGCCAGCCCCAACATCACCCCCGTGACAATCAGCCCGAAGAAGCTGTTCGACCCCCGGGACGAGAAGGCGACAAAGGCGCTTCTCGCTTCCATCAAGCACGGACTCCCACATGAGGAGGCGCTCGTGCGGATCGTTGCTGGGGACTACCGAGTGATCGAGTCCTTCGACTTCCAGCGTGCGCTCAAGGCAGCCGGGTACGACGGCTACATGAGTCGGCAGGCCTATGCTGCTGGAGGAAAGGCATCGCAGGCCTTCCTGAAGCCGAAGGCCGCGAAGGGGATCAACAGCTGGAACTATGCGGTGTTCTCTCCGGAACAGGTCCGGAGCGCAATCCTTCCTCTCTCAGAGGTGAAGAAGACCACGTCTGTGAAGACGATCCCCGGGCAGACGACTGTCCGGGCTCGCCCCTCCTTCATGGAGGAGGTCCCTGGGTCTCGAGGGCGCGACCTGGCTCTCCGTCTCCCCGCTGGGCTGGAAGCTGAGCGGGCAGCTTCCACGGCAAAGGAGGCTCGCCTCACCCTCGCAGGGATCGGTGCCCTGACGGAGGACACGTTCCTGTCCGAGCGTCTCCGTCGGACCATCGTCGGAGCGAAGACGGACGAGCAGGCGCTGGGCCTGCTCAAGCGGGCCCTCTTCCGCACGGTAACTGTGTGGGGAGACCCGGACGTGCCGAAGCACCCCCTCGTCGAGCGGTACATCCAGCGCCTCGCTGAAGGCCTCTTGCCGAAGCTGCGGGATGGGGACCCCCAGGGAGTCACGGCGGTCCTGAAGGCCAGCAGGAAGGCGCACACGGAGGCCGTGAAGGCGGCGAAGAGCTCGGTCAAGAGCCTCGCGGCGAAGAGCGAGAAGCTCGCAGCCTCGAAGGCCTCCCAGCTGGAGGAGGTGTTCAAGACCCAGGCGGACGAGATGGCGGCGGGAGTCCTTGAGACCACCCCTCGCATCCCCCTGCGCGAAGGGATGGAGCGGGAGCGGCTCCCCCTGCCCGAGGACCTCTCGGACGGCAAGGCCTGGGCCGCCCTGGCGGACTGGGAAACGGACATGTGGAAGGAGTTCCGGGTCATCACCAACGGGCTGAACGACCGGGAACGGTTGATGGTCGCGTTCAGCACCTTGAGCGAGCTGCCCCAGGTGCTCGGCCAGAAGCAGATGAAGAACATCGAGGCGATGTACCCCAGCGCGATGGGCCAGCGCCTGGGCGATGTGCCCGAGGGGCTCGAGAAGACCATCGGCGAGATGCGTCGGATGATCAGTGGGTACGAGGACCTCTACACGAAGCACGGCATGCACTTCATGAAGAGCCCGGAGGACATGCTTCGGGTCTGGGGGGTCACCTCCTACGTCCCCCACCTCGCCACGGAGGAGAGCCTCCTCTCCGCTGGCGGAGCTCTCTCGCACGTGGGCGTCATCGCGACGGGGAACAAGACGGCAGCCTCTCGCCCGGGTGTGGAGGCCGCCCTCGCCATGAAGATGGACGCCAGGAAGCTCCGACAGATCGACGGCACCATCGCTGAGATCAACGCCATGAAGCGGGACCTCAGCCTGGTGATGACCCTGGACCCCCTCGCCGTGATGGCGCGGTACGGGCAGGCGAACAAGGCGATCTCGGCGAAGGAGATGGTCCTGACCCTCATGCGCGGGGGCGTCATCCGAGCAGTGGGTGCCGAGCCGATCCCGGGCGAGGGTCGGATGAAGGCGATGGCGGAGGTGGCGGCCGAGCAGGACATGGTCCCCCTGCTGGGCAAGCGCATCGTGGCTCTTGAGGACGAGATCCTCTTCTCAGGGGACCGGGCGGCTTGGGAAGGTGCCGGTGTGCACGGTCCCGAGCTCATGCTGTCCCTGCGTCAGACGATGAAGGGGGACAAGCCCGGCCTGTTCTCCAACTGGTTCGAGGAGATCCCTGAGCTCCGGGCCCTCCGGAAGGTCGAGGACTTCTACACGGAGCTGCGCGTGCGTGAGTACGTGCGCGGGGAGGAGCTCACTGACGTGACGGCTCTCCGAGCTCAGGGGCTCTCCTGGAAGGAGATCGCCACGCACGTGAACCAGCGGATGCAGCAGGTGGACCCCACCCTCGCCGCGCTGAAGCTGGAGCCTGCTGCGCTCAAGCAGTTCTTCGAGGACGGGCACGAGGCCTGGCGTCTCTACGTCCCTCGGGTGGTGGTCCAGTCGATGGACGACATCTTCGGACAGATGAAGCTGCAGGACAGCAAGCTCTACAAGGGGGCCACGGCGCTCAACACCTGGTGGAAGACCCGGGTCACCGTGATGTCGGTCGCGTTCTCGATGCGAAACGCGATGTCGAACGTGATGTCGAACATCTTCGACCTCGGCGGAGGGGCGCTGAACCCCGTCACGAACACGAAGGGGGCCATCCTCAGCCAGGCCGTGATGTTCGCGGAGAAGTACGGCTCGATCTCGGAGGCTGCCGCGACCCTCGCGAAGCCTCTCCCTGCGGAGTACCTGAAGAGCATCCCCATCTACGAGCAGGCGGGCGCGAAGGCCCGGCACCTCGCCGCCCAGAAGCACTTCAAGTTCCTCTTCGAGAAGATGTCCAAGTTCATCGGGGAGGGCTCCTGGCTCGAGGAGGGCGTGAAGCTGGGGGATGGGATGCCCCGGACCCTGGACGAAGCCATCAACGTGATGCGGGACAACGGGGTCACGAGCCAGGCGTACACCCAGTTCGTGGACGTGGCGAAGACGGAGCGCCACCTCATGGACGCCATCATGTACGGCACCGGCTTCAGCGAGCGGGTGGCTCGAGGCATGGGGATGGTCGAGGACGCGGTCATCGTGGCTCTGCCGGCGATGATGACGGCGACGGGCGGGCTCCCGCTCATCATCGGGCTCCCGAAGAAGTTCGGTGGGCAGGTGGTGGCACGGTCCATCGAGAACCAGGCCCGCATCGTCAACTTCATCGGGAACATGAAGCGGTCCCGCTCCGTCGGTACGGCGGCCGAGCACGTTCAGAAGTTCCTGTTCAACTACGGGGACCTCTCGGCGGTCCAGAAGTCGATCCTCCGCCTCGTCTTCCCGTTCTTCACGTGGAACCAGAAGAACCTGCAGCTCCAGATGGAGCTCATGCAGAAGAGCCCGGTGCTGTACAGCCAGTTCTGGCGGATCCTCATGGAGGACGGACCTCGGGTGGTCGAGGCCTTCAATGCGCAGCAGGCCGATCGTCCCTACGCCCCGCCGCAGCCCGGCACGATGCGGGAACAGTCGAAGGTGGAGGCCCACCGGATGCACCAGCTCCGTGTGCCCATGCCCTTCATGGACGACACCTTCATCACGGGGCTCGGGCTCCCCCAGGAGGCCTTCGTCGAGAAGATGGGGCTCATCATGGGGCTCATCGATCCGGACAACTGGGGAGGGGCTCGAGAGTACGAGCAGCGCAACCGGAAGCTGCGCCTCATGGGGGAGGTCCACTTCCTCGCGCGCTTCATCGCGGAGACGATGCTCGACCACCACACGCACTACGACGTGCCCATCGAAGAGCTCACGAACGGAAGGCTCATCGCCCAGAACCTGGCCCCGCTCGGCTACTTCGGGCCGGTCGGCCAGATGATGCAGGTGTACCTCGCGGACCGGCTGGGGCTGCAGGTGTCCGGCGAGTGGGACCACAAGACCGGGATGTACGGACCGACTCCCAGGATCAGTGGACGGGCGAACCACGTGTACGGCTCGCTCCCCTGGTCCCGTGTCATCCGGGATGCAGCGGCGATGACGAACGTGTATGCCGTGTCCGCCATCGCGAACCCCGTCCGAGCTCGGCAGCTCGGGTTCGAGGGGGCGTACGAGGAGGTCCCGATGTGGATCCGCGTGCTGGATGCGCTCTCGGGGATCCAGGTCGTTCAGCACGACCCCGCTCTTCAGGACGCTCTGCGTAAGATGCACCTGCGCGAGGCTCGTACGAAGAACATGAAGCAGCGCGGAGCCTTGCAAGAGGCTGACCTCGACTACATGAGCAAGGACCCAACACGATGAACCCCGTCCACGTCGGCCTCTACATCATCCTCTTCGTCATCGTGGTCGGCCTCGCCGTCACGAACCCCAAGCTGAAAGGCTTCATGCCCACCAGGAAGATCCCCATGCGCGAACGCCTCACCGCTCTCTTCTCCCGCAAGACCCAGTCCGAGCGCATCGCCGCTCGCATCAAGCGTCGTGCCCGCTTCCAGGAGATCGGCTCGAAGGTGCTCGAGTTCGGCCAGGACGTGAGGGCGAAGTTCGACAACGTGAACCCCGAGGAGCGGGTCGCCATCGAGAAGGAGATGAGCGAGTTCGTGGACGAGTCTCGGGACGCTGCCCAGGCGATCCTCACCATCTCGCGCAAGCAGAAGGCCGGGAAGATCGACGCCATCTCCGCCGCCATCGCCATCCGCGAGGTGGTCGAGGCCGCCCGTGAGGGTGCGGATGTCATCCGCGTGACCACCGAAGCGATCGCTTCCTCGGACTGAGGCTCCCCCATGCGCGTCGTGGTGATGGTCGATGACGACCCGGACCAGGCAGTCCTCATCGAGCACACCCTCTCCGCCTCGGGGCACCAGCTCCTGGTCTACGACGACCTGGACAAGTGCATCGAGCACCTGAAGTCAGGGGAGATCGACGAGCCCGGGGCGATGCTCCTGGACCTGGGGCTTCCCAGGTACCGGGGGACGCAGTCCCTCGAGCGCATCATCGCGACCTCGCCCTCCTTCCCTGTGATCGTCTTCAGCGGGAACGAGAGGGAGGGGCTGGCCTCGGACTGTCTTCGCCTGGGGGCCACCGAAGTGGTTCGCAAGCGAGAGCTGCACCGGGTGTCCGAGGCGATCGAGAACGCGCAGGACCGCTGGACCTACGTCGAGGAGAGAGATCCGCTCGTCGCCCTGGCTCGTAGGGTGAGGCGACTCGAGCTCGCAGTGCACCGACGGGGGGACGCCACGGCGGAGACCCTGGTCGCCCTGACAGACGTGGTCCGGGAGCTGCCCGCCGAGATGGCGCTGGCAGAAGAGACGGAGGAGCTTCCGCCTCCGACGCCGCCCCCGACGCCGGGGCTCACCCTGAGCCAGGCGTTTGCGAGCCTGGTGTCGGACTCGAAGAAGTACGCGACCCCGATGGTGGGGCTTGCGATCGGGGGGGCAACCCTGACCCTGGCTGGCGCGTTCGGCGCGATCCTTTGGTGGGTCCTCGGGACGGCTGGCATCGAGAAGCCGCCCGAGGCGAACCACGAGCTGCTCGTTCCGGAGCCTGCCGCCCTTCCCCTGGAGGCTCCGGATGATGAAGCCCCGCCCGAGTGAGACCCGCCTTGCCGCAGCCCTTCGCAAGCTGGCCGGCACAACGAGCGACATCGAGCAGGTGTCTGACCCCGCCCTGGTCGTGGCCCGTCGCTACGAGAAGGGAGACCGGCGGCCTTGCAGGGACGAGGAGGTCAGGGAGTCGCCGCGAGAGAGTCCAGCAGCTCCAGACGACGCTGCTGCATCGTGAAGCGGACCCCGTTCACCTGGCTGCCCAGGCTCCCCTCGATGTAGCGGAGCTCCAGCCGGGTGCAGTACTCCCGGACGATGTCCCGGATCTCCCCGGCTCCGTGCCGGCTCCGCTCCGCCATCAGTGCCCGTAGGCTCCGAGCTGCCCACGGGGGGAGGGAGCTGAAGAGCCCATAGCAGGGGGCCTCCTGCATCATGGACATCACGATGGTGCGCTCTTCGGGCTCGAGCCACTCGGGCCGGAGCTGCTCCCGCACGACCCGGTCCACTCGCTGCTTGTGGTGGGCCAGGCCCCAGATCACGGACTGGCACAAGGGGTCCAGGGTCCGGATCCTCTCCCGGGCAGGGGCGAGCTCTCGCCCACCGCACATGCGAGCGAGCACCCGAGCATCCACAGAGAGGGTCCTGGCGGCCCGCTGAAGGCCTTCCGAACGTCCAACCCCACGGAGAGGGCGGAGGAAGGGGAGGACGGCTTCAGCAGCAGCGTGACGCCCCTGGGGGGTGAAGGGGTAGCGGCGAGACACCCACCCGATGACCTCGGGGAGGAGGGGCTCGGCCTGGGAGACCTTCTCGGAGAGGCTCGCAGCACCGTGCTTCAGCACCAGCTCGTCGGGATCCAGGGAGTCGAGAGGTACCCGGTAGACCTGGACCCCCGCCTTCAGGAAGCGGGGCAGGTCCTTCTCCATCGAGAGGCGACCCGCCTTGTCCGGGTCCTTCGCCTCGTACACGACGTTCGTCAGGCGGGAGATGCGTGCGATGTGCTCGTCCGTCAGTGCCGTCCCGCAGGCTGCCACGGTCTCCCCGTGCCCGGCGGCGTGCATCGCCATCACGTCCGTGTAGCCCTCGACCAGGATGATCCGCTTCGTCTTGCGGATGGAGCGGAGGGCTTCGCTCAGCCCATACAGCAGCTTGCTCTTCTGGTAGAGCGGGGTCTCGGGAGTGTTGAGGTACTTGGGCTTCACCTCCGGGGACGTGGATCGACCGGCAAACCCGACCACGCGCCCCCTGTCATCCCGGATCGGGAAGACCAGCCGGCCACGGAAGAAGTCATAGTACCGACCCGTCCGCTCCGACCGTCCCAACACCCCTGCCTCGTGAGCGGCCTTCAGCTCGACACGCCGGGAGGTGAGGAAGCGGCACAGCCCATCCCATTCGTCGGGGGCATAGCCGAGCTCCCACAGCTCCACGCTGGCGTCGAGTCCCCGCTGCCGCAGGTAGTCCTGCGCCTTGTTCACGTGCTGCCGGTAGTACACGTGAGCGGCGGAACATACCTCGAGGAGGCCTGACCGCAGGACGTGCCTGGTCCGAACCTGGGGGGCTCCGACGACCACCGGAATCCCGGCCTCGTCAGCAACCTCCTCGATGGCTGCAGGGAAGTCCAGCCCGCTCAGCTGCTGGACGAAATCGAAGATGTCTCCGCCCCAGCCACAGCCGAAGCAGTGGCAGAAGCCCTTGTCGGGGACGACGTAGAAGGACGGGGTCCTCTCGGAATGGAAGGGGCAGCAGCCCTTGAGCTCGCCGCCACCACCGTCTACGAGGGACACGTGCCTGCCGACCACCTGGGTCAGAAGGGAACCGTCCTGCTTGAGCTGGTTCAGAACCGCCTGGTCATACACCCTTGCACCTACACCTGTTGTTCACCGTAGCCGAGCTGGACACACCACGTCCAGCCGCCTCGTTCATCCTGAACTCCCTGTGCGCAGGTGCTTCGCGTACAACGCCATGCAGGCGGCGTCGGCGATGCCTTCGTGGGGCTTGCGGCACCGAGGAGGGACCAGCGCCAGCAGGGGGAGCGACCGCTGCACCTTCAGGACGGCGCGCATCTTCGTGTCCCCGCCCTCGATGCCGTACAGGATCTTCTTCTGCCACCGCCTGGGGTGGACCACGTCGAAGGGCAGCTCGACAGCGGTGAGCGCCATCTTCAGCGCGTGGTAGACCCCGCCGTAGTTGAACATGCTGGTCACGCCCTGGCCGGGCATGGCCTGGGACTTCTCCAGCACGGTGAAGGTCGCCACTCCGTGGTGTTCAGCCTGCGCCTTGATCGACCGGAGCTCGGCCAGCACGCCGGCGTCGTCGAGGATGTTCTTCGTCTTGCCCTTCTTCCCGATGTTCAGGACGGGCATGCGGACACACACCCTCACCTTGTGGTCGTGGTCGAGAGCGACGATGGCTCCGCTCACGCCGGGGTCGATGCCGATGTAGATCATCCGTACACCTGCGCCTTCTGAAGGTCGTCGATGAAGACCTCGCAGCCCGTCATGTCGAGGAGTACGACCTGGCCGACCTCCTTCGGCATGAGGTGGGTCGCGCTGAAGTCGTTCTTCAGGTACTTCTTCAGCCGGGACTCGGTGTTCCACTGGCGGGGGCGGCAGTCCTTCACCCGACGCATCAGGCGATCGACGCCCTCCTCGACGAGGAAGCCGTTGCTGACCAGGACCAGTGCCTTCCGGTCCGAGCCGGAGCCGCCGCCGAGGTACGAGACCTTCGCGATCGGCGGCATTGCACCGTGCTCACCGGGGACCAGGAGCTTCTTCGGGTCCCCGGGCGGGGGGATCAGCAGGATCTTATAGACCTTCTTCACGGGGACTCCTCGGGCATGTTCAGTCCGCAGTCATGGCAGAACAGGTCCGCCGTGTCGGCGTCGTAGAAGCTGTTGATGTGGGAGCAGCCCCCCACATTCACGGCCCGCACCGTCTCGGCCTGCGTGCGCAGCTCGAAGCTGTGGGGTGGGAGGCTCTCGTCCACCGTCACCCTCGGATCCTGCGCGAGCTTGATGAGGACGAAGCGGACCTCGTCGTTGTGGCAGTGCTTCTCGGCGGACTGGACCACGAGGGGCTGCCCGTCGAGCTCGAACTTGCACTCCGTGATCCCCATGACGGGCTCCTTTGTGCTCTCCCACACGGACTGGAGCGCCTCGACCTGGGCCTTCACGACCTCCGCCGTCAGCTCCCGGGCCAGACGGTCGAGCTCCTCGCTCGCCTCCTCGGGGGTCACGGCCGGGCGCATCGAGAGCAGGCGTGCTCCGATCCGCTCGGTCAGGATGTCGGGGGAGGTCGCGTGCTCCCGAGCCCAGGCCCGGAAGAAGGCAACCTGGTGCTGCTCGAGCCTACTCATCGTCGGGATCCACCGCTTCACGGGGGGTCTCGTGGCGAAGGAGGGCGAACACGCAGGACTCGGCCCACTTGTTCTCCCCCCCTCGGGAACGGAGCCACCGGAGCAGGCTCTCAGCGTCCAGCTCGGCGATGTCCACGATGTCCACGGAGTCCCAACACTCCCCCCTCAAGGCTCGAACGTAGATCCCGGTCACGAGAGCTTCTCGCTCAGGGTCCACGAGGTACGGCTTCTCACTCATCTGTCTGCTCCTCGCCTGGTGTACGCAGCCACGAGCTGTCCCAGGGGTCGGTGTGTTCCGGCTCAGCCACCGGGGGCTTGGGCAGCAACCTGCCCTTGCGTGCTCCGACCACGTCTTCGTAGATCCACCAGTCGGGTTCCTCGATGCCGAGGAACGTGGACACCTTCGAGCGGGGGGTGGGTCGGAGCCTCCTGCTCTTGTCGCTCAGGATCTTTCCCGAGGGGACGCACACTCCTCGATGCCACTTCCGAACCGTCTGGACCGAGACCGTCAGGCCCGTCATCCGTCGGAGAGCAACCGCGACAGCGGCGACAGACCCGAGCTCAGCTACCTTGGCGGCCAGGGCACGCCGAGCTCGGGACTCCCGGGGCTTCGTCACCTTCGAGTCTCGAGGGGGTGGCCCCCTGGCGGGAGCTCCCACCAGGACACCGGGTACCGGTGCTCGATGGAGCGGAACTGGACAGTCCCCCGGAGCTCGATGCCCTGGGGTCCCACGCCGAGGAAGATGCGGGTGACGTGGTCCAGCTCCACGTTCGCCATCGCCCGGGTGACCCGGCGGCGGGAAGCCACCGGGTCCGACGGGAGGACGACGACCTCGAAGGGCGCAGCCTCAGCCACTAGTACCCCTGGCCCCCGCCCTGCGGCGGCTGCTGGGGGGGAGCCTGCTGCTGCACGGGCTGCTGCTGCACGGGCTGCTGCTGCCACTGCTGCTGGGGCTGCTGGGGCCAGCCACCCTGGGGCTGCTGCTGGGGAGGCTGCTGCACCGGCGGCTGCCCGTACTGCTGCGGCGGGGGCGGCGGCTGCGGGGCCTGCTGCTGCGCCGGCTGGGCGTACTGCTGCTGCTGGTGCCCGGCGTCGGGGTCGAGGAACTGGACGCTCGTCGAGATGTCCCGGACGTTCATCGCCGTCTTCCACTTCTTCGTGCCCTGGCTCTCGTACGAGCGGGTCTCCACGTTGCCGGTGCAGATGACCGACTGCCCCGGGCGGAGCTGCAGGGCGGCGTCCTTCTGCCCCCCGTAGGCCTCGACATCGTTCTTCGTGAAGAACGTCCGTCCGTTGTAGGACCGCCAGGTCTTCACCTTGAAGCAGACGGCGGCTCCCCGCTCGGTGGGCTGATCGACGACGATGCCGCCGAACATGCAGTTGTTGATGCTCATGCTCTTCCTCGGTTGGGCTATTCAGCCAGTGTCGTGACTTGCGCCACGGTGTGAAACCAGCCCCGCTTCTCCCCGATCTCTCGGGCGTTGGGCCAGCAGGTGTTCAGGTACGGGCACCAGCTGCAGGGGAACCCCAGCTTCTGGTCCTTGCCCGGCTTCAGCGCACGCTCGAACTCCTCGAAGTCCTCGCTCAACGCTACCTCTCGGAAGCGGGCGGGGATCTGGCGCTGCACCTGTTCGTCTCGGCGGATCCACTGCCCGTGGATGGGGGCGAGGCCCCTCCACATCAGGGGGTTGTCCACCTGGTAGGTCTTCCTCGGCTTGCCGTCCCGCGTGAGGGGCGGCTCGAAGTTCGGGCTGATCTCGATGTCCTTCGCGGACACGCCCTTCCCGAACATGAGGACGTAGCTCCACTCCACGTCGATGCCGCGCTGCCGGTGCGCGAGCTGGTACGCCTGCGTCTGCCAGTAGTAGCCGTCGGGGTTCCCGGTCTTCTTGTCGTACGCCTGCATCCCGTGCTCACGGAACTTCTTGAAGGCGTAGTCCGAGCCGGACTTGATCTCCAGGACGAAGGGCATGGAGGGGGCGGCGACAGCTTCCTCGGGGGTCTCGCCTCGCATCCAGCGGAGGGTGTTCACCCATCCATCGGGGTGGCCGGGCACCCGGAACGAGTCCCAGGGCTCCTTCCCCATGTCCACCTGAACGTGCACCCGCTCCTGCTCAGCGAGGATCCTGGTCACATCCAGCCAGGGGACCTTGTTGGCGGCCTCGAGCAGCGCCATCGTGGTGATGGCTTCGACAGCATCCCCCATCGCGAAGGCGAGCTTGCCGCTGGCGTCCGTCCGGAACCCGTCCTCGGGTACGCCGTGGAATGCCATCGCCATCCGTCGCTGGCACTGCCCCGACCCCGAGAGGCGGAAGGACTGGAGCCCAGACTTCTGTTCCCGGCGCTCGCTGAGCTGGCGGGTGATCGTCGCCCCCACCACGGCGTCATCGTGCTGGAAATCGGAGCCCGAGTTGTCCTCCAGCCTGGCTTGCACCAGGGCAGCGATGTTCGGCAGGCACATCTTGTCGGTCACGCGATCCCAGGCCAGGGAATTCCAGGCGTCAGCGTTCACTGTCCCTCCTCGTCCATGACGTGGATCTTCTCGACCACCACGTAGCTGCTGACCTCGGGGGAGGGGCCGAACCGTCCGGTGATGGAGACAAGGGTCCCCATCGGGAGATCGAGGAGCTTGCGTCCCTTCTTCCCGAAGCCGAGCATCCGACAGACCACGTCGTCGGAGTGCTTGCCCTCGGTGGGGTTGCGCAGCTGGGCCTCGTACCTGGCCCCGCTACGCTCGGACGCAGGGAGCTCGCGCTGCTCCTCGATGAAGCCACAGAACTGCACGGCGTTGGGGAAGTCGGTCATCAGAAGGGGACTCCGGCGCAGGCGCGTAGACGGCTGCAGGTCTCAGGGTTGCGACAGCCCGCCCAGCAGCTCGGGCCCCCGTCCTCCACGTGGTGGATGTTCACGCAGGGGAACCCGTGCTCGCTCAGCGGGGCTGGCTGCATTAGTAGGGGATCTCGTCCGAGGAGGGGGGCTCGCCACCCGGGGTCCCACCACTTCCGCCAGTCGTAGGGGGTGAGCCCTTCCAAGGGTCGCCCCCCTGGGGAGGAGGGCCCGGGTTCTGCACGGCAGGGGTGCCCTCCTCGGTCCCGCCCAGGGAGAGGACGTACTCGCCGTACTGGTTCATCTTGTCGAGCATGACGCCCTCGGCCTCCCAGTCCACGAGCAGGCGCGAGGCGATCTTCAGCTGCATCGTGCTCGCCGAGCTCGGCCGGGCCACCCCGCGCGTGGTCGGAAGGTCGTCCTTCCAGACAGCGGAGGCGGCCTCGAAGGCTGCGAGGATGTCCACCGCCTGCCCCTGCGGGACCTGGTTCGGCGGGAGCCAGCCCATCTTCTGGCGGACGATGTCCACCCGGGCCATCCGGCGCGCGTGCGGGTCCTCCAGGTGGCGGACCAGGTCCTCGACGGTGAGCAGGTGGACCTGGACCTCACGGATGGACGGGACGATGCACCAGCCACCGTTCTTCGGCAGCTTGTAGAGCCGGCACTCCGGCCAGCCGTTCGGCTTCTGTCGGTAGATGGGGCAGAGCGTCTCGCCCAGGTCGTACAGGTGACGACCCATGCCCCAGGCCGACGCCGCCCGCTTCAGGCAGTCGGACACGCCCGCCTTCCCCTCGTCCAGGGAGGACTGGTTCCCGTGCATCTTGCGCTGGCCGGCTCCGTCCCACCGCCACACCCAGTGCTTGCGCATCAGGACGGCGATGCCGCCCCGGTAGTACGTGGTCTCGGGACCGGCGATCACCTCGTAGTCCTGCTGCCAGTTCCACTGCCCGACGACTTCATCGAGTCGCCGCTGGACCGCGCGCAGGTCGAGGTAGCACATGAGCTTGGCGTCGGTGCCGACCTTGCGGTCCATCCTCCACTCCACCTCCTCGTCGAGGAAGGGGCGGGTGAGCTCGCGCATCACTCGGGCCTGGTTGTTGCCGTCGATGTCGGTGGGTGGGGTACTACTCATCAGGCGTGCGCTCCCAGGAGAGGACGTTGAGGTTGCTGCTCTCCACCCGCTGGACCTTGCCGGCGGCCTCGAGCAGGTAGAGGTTGTTCGCGGCCCAGCTGCTGGAGACACCGCAGGAGCGAGCGAGGTTGCTCACCGTCTGGGGCTCGTGAGCTGCCAGGAACCCGAGGATGCTGTCGCACACCACGGACTTCACGGCCTCGTAGTCGGAGGCGGGCTTGATGCTGGGGACCAGCTCGAAGACGAGAGCCTTCCCCCCTCCTGTACTCACCCGAACAGGACGAGGACGGATCCATCCGCGAGCCCGGTCCAGCCGGACCAGCTGCTCGACCCGGGACTTCGTCTTGCCCGTCTTCTCAGACAGGTAGGCGAGGGTGCGGGGACGGAGAGAGAGCTCCCGGATGATGATGTCCGCAGCGGTGTTGCGTGGGGTCCGCGTCACGAGCCCAGCTCCGACAAGGGGGCCACGGTCCAGTGACCACCGACCCACGCCCCGCTCGGTGCCTGCTGCGTGAGCAGGTAGACGGGGACGTAGACGCCGTTCGGCCACGCCCGCTCGGGGTGGGAGAAGCGGAAGAACACTCCGTTCTCGGCGGTCAGGTTCTTCGTGGGGCCAGCGGGATCGAAGCGCACATCGTGCGTCCCCCACTTCACGAGCGGCAGGTCCCGCATCGCTGTGCCCTGCTGTTCAGGCATTGAAACTCCGGTGTTGACCTTGCCCAACTCGGCGAGGTGAGAGAAAACTACCTGGGCAGATGGAGGGTGTCAACCTGTGGCAACAAAGAAAAAGACTCAGCACTTCCACCCGAGAGGGAACTACCTCCAGCGATGTGCCGGACGAGACCCTGCTGCCTGCCTTGCCCTGGCGGCATGGAAGGAGGTCCTCGGAGAGGAGCACGGGATCGAGGAAGCTCACGACACGAACAACCGGGTCCGGGCTCGGGTCCTCAGCCAGCTCCACTCCATCGGCAGACTCCCCCGCCCCCGATTGCTCCAGCTCCTCCGGCACTACATGCACCAGACGGAGGAGGACGGGACGCTCCCAACCCTCGCCCGCTTCCGCAACCTCCTCCCCGAGCTCGAGCTCGAGTACCCCTGGGAGCCACGAGGTTCGCTTCTGAGACGTTCCCCACGTGAACTGGTACTCGGAGAGGACGCAGTCGTCGGGACGGGCCTGGTGGGGGCCAAGCCCGTCCTCATCACCGAGCACCGAGACAGCCGAGGGATGTTCGTCAAGCGAAGCGACGTGCGCGGGCCCACTCCGGGTCGATGAAGCCCTCGTCCTTCGGGTCGAAGACCTGGCCCACATCCATGCGGACGAACAGCTCGATGTCCTTCCTGCTGTCGTCTCGGGTGCCGACGGCGATGAACTCCAGCGGCTGAAGCCGGGCCCCCAGCTCCTGCTCGGTGTACTTCGACCCCCCGATCTTCTTCGGGTGGTGGTAGTGGAACTCTCGGTACACCCCGGCAGCGATGCCGGCGTCGAAGAGCATCTTCTCCGTGCCTCGGAAGTCTCCGGCGGCGGGCACACCCAGGCGACCGTTCGTCTTGCGGGTCTCACACTTCTGGTTCAGCTGCGAGAGGATGACGAGGGCGATGTCCTCCCGCTTGGCGATGGCACGCAGCTCGTCACCGATGGCGTCCCACCCCGCAGTCTCCCCGGCGTTCCGTCCTCCGCCCTTCACGAGCTGGAAGTAGTCGAGGTACACGATGGGGCAGCCGTGTACCCGGGACATCCGAGTGATCGCCGAGCACACCCCTTCCAAGCTGTTCACCGAGTCGTCCACCCAGATGGGGAGCTGACCGATCTCGTCGATTGCCTGGAAGAAGGCCTCTCGCTCCTCGACCGAGGCGACCTGGTTCCGGAGCCTGCTCCAAGGGACCCCGCTCTTCGTCGCAGCCATCCGATACAGCAGCTTGCTGCCTGGCATCTCGATGCTCACGAACCCCTGGGGGACAGAGACCCCGCCGAAGAGGGGGTCAGCCCCACGGATCGCTGAGCTCAGGACGAACATCGTCTTGCCCATCTTCGACCGGCCACCGATGTAGCTGGGCCAGCCCCGGGGCCAGCCCGTGTAGTGCTCGTCGAACGAGGGGAAGTAGCTGGGCACGTACTCGACGAGGATGTCCCCGTCTGCGATCCGCTCGGCTCGAGCCCGCCCCAGGTTGGACACGTCCCGCATGCTGGTGACCGAGCTGGCTCGGCTGCCGACGGTGGAGATGTTCAGGACTCGACGCTCCGTGTCCTTCAGCAGCTCGGACGCAGGCTCCTCCCCCTCCTTGATGAGGGTGAGGGTGCGCTCGCACTCCTCCTGGAGCTGGCGCATCTTCGCCCCCTCGGCCACCACCGCACCCCACTCAGCGATCGAGGGGGTGACGCAAGCGTGGGTCGGGAGGCTGTGCAGGTACTCCGCTCCCCCGTACTTCGCGTTCAGCAGGTACTCGGTGCCCGCACTCTCGACGATCGCCATCGGGGAGATGGGCTTGCCTCCATGAGAGCGGTCCACGACCCAGCTGTAGATGTTCCGGTGCTGCTCCGTTGCCCAGCTGTCTCCGGTCAGCAGCTCCTCGACCTTGGAGAGGGACCCTCCCCCCGTGAGCAGCAGGTTCCCAAGCACTGCCCGCTCGGCACCAACCGGGCGGGTGTTCGTTCCTTCCACGAGCACTCCTCTAGGGGCTAGTGCTCTAGCACTTCCCCTAGGAACTATAGCTATTTAGGTGTTCTAGTTCTTCTAGTACCCCTAGAGCTAGAACTAGCACTAGTACTCTAGGAGGAAACGCGCGAGGAGTTGACCCCGAGCACGCCCCAGAGCTACACCGGGTAGACGGAGGTTGTCAAGCGTATGCCCACCATCCACCCATCCAAGGCGGACAAGGAACGTCACGACCGTGACCGGATCCCGTACCTCACGCTCACCAGCAAGTACCACCAGGGCAGGCTGGACATGATGAAGTGCGCCGCGATCCTCGGCCACTACGTCCACTACCCCGCCGGCTCCCCAGTCTCCCGACCCATCCTGTCCATCGGCGTGATGCAGCTGGGCATCACCAGGTACTGGGCGGGGGTCATCCCCGGGAAACGGATGATCTTCCTCGGCAGGAACGGACAGCTGTGGAGGTTCAAGCACCGGCAGCTCCCCGGCAAGGCGGCGAACCCCCTGACGATGGACGCCGACGGCAAGTCCATCTGGATGGAGACCTACCGCTCGCTCATCGAGGACCTGCTGTGTCCGGCCGAGGAGATCCAGTCCACGAAGTACGCGAACTGGAGGTACCGAGCGACCGTGAAGGAGCTCGTGCGACGGCGCATCGACGAGGCCCGGGACTACGACCGGGACCTGTCCCCGACGGACTTCGCCCGAGGGGTGTGCGAGAGCTGGAGCCACATCGACCTGTTGAACCCGAGGTACCCGACGGTGCAGCACGCGCTGTTCACCGCTCTCGTGCTCGCTCTCGAGCGCAAGCAGGCGGCCGAGCTCATCGAGCTGGGTGCCCTCATGGAGTACCGGGTGCCGCTCGTCACGAGGCACATGGCCGGACAGATGTACGACCAGGGCATCCGTCTCCTCGCTCGGCTGTGCCCGGCCTGGTACTCCGAAGGCTGGGCGCTGGACTGGAAGCTGTACGGGAGCATCGACCGGTACTTCCGGAGGGAGTTCGCGAAGACCATCTCGCTGGCCTCGACCCAGGATGCTGACTTCGCTGCCGTCCACGGGAAGCTGAGGCGGGGCCTGCCCCCAGTAGGGAGGCCGACCGAGGAGGAACTGAAGGGCGAGGTTGCGGAAAGGTTGTCACCCGGGTAGAGTGGTGGCTCCTCATCGAGAGGAACGCCCCGGCGAACCGGGAACCAGGAGAACCAGATGAAGATTCCATCGATCACAACTCCCGCTGCTGAGGGACTCATCGGCCGCCTGTGCGCCGGCACCACCAGCAAGCGCTCCGACTACCGCGTCCTCTGGATCGGCGAGCACCTCGCCATCGTGAAGTGGAAGGGTGGCTCCTACCACAACCGTGGCCGGAACTACGTGAACGGTGACGTGTCCCTGAAGGACCTCACCCGCGCCCCCACGGTCAACCGGACCCGCGCCCCCACGGTCAAGAAGTATCTGGAGGTCAACCGCAGCCCCAGGGAGTGGGAGGTCACCGACGCTGAGAAGCAGGGCTACGACATCGGTCTGCTCACGAAGGCGCACCTCGCGAAGTACATCGCCGATGCCGAGAAGCGTGACGCCGGCTGGCTCGCTGAGCGGGCAGCCGCCGCCACGGCGACAAGAATCCGCCGGGCTGCGGAGGAGCGCAAGCGCAACCTCGAGCAGGAGGTGCGACGTAGCAAGCAGGTCCTCCTCGTTGCCGCTGAAGACAACGAGGAGCTCTCTGGTCTTGCTGCTGACTACCGGGCCGCCATCGCCGCGCTCAACGCCGAGGTGGCCCCTTGAAGAATCGAACCGAAGCCGAGTGGCTGCTCATCCTCCACAAGTCCCTGTCCCAGGCCTCAGAGGATGAGTGCGGGGTCGTCGTCGTCCTCGACCCAGCGGTGTACGAGTGGCTTCACGCTGACGTGCGGAAGCGCATCGGCGGGCCCGTCGCCAGTCGTCCCGCCTCGAAGGAGTGGTGGGAGAGTGGAGGCGGATCGGGCCAGGCGTACGTGAACGCCAGCGGCGAGATGATCCGGGACACGGTGCGCTGGCCCCGCCGCCCCCGACAGTTCCTCGTCTACGACCTGAACCAGGAGCGGCTGGAGGTCTACTGGGACAGGGAACAGGCCGCAGAGCGCATGCTGGAGACCAACGTTTTCGGCCTCTGGATCGACTGGACTCGGCAGACCGAAGCCAACGCGCAGGCTGCGCTCGACCGGGCGCTCTCGTGAGCGTGGGAAGCCGAGTCTTCCTGCCCCTGGGCCTTCGGGGTGCGATCGTCACCCGTGTCATCCAGCACCAGGGCACGACCTACTACCAGACGGATCGGCTGACCAAGGGGAACAAGACCCTCACGGTCCGGGCGCTGGACTGCACGCTCACGACTCCGGATCCCCGGGTGGTTCCGTACCGGGGGGACATGGTCATCCTGAACGAACGCCTGCTCCTCGTGTCCAGCGTGGAGTGGGGGCGGGACGAGACCGCCACCCCCTGGGTCACGGCGCAGAACCCGCTCGACTCGCACGACACGTGGAGCTCCACGCTGGAGCTGTGGCAGTCCGAGATGCGAGTGGCAGAGCTGGTCCCGTGAGCCGGCGCTACCGACGAGACATGCAGCGAGGCCCGAGCCATCGAGGTGTACCTGGAGAAGGCACAGATCGGGCCGAAAACACCGGCGCGTACCGTCGTTCCGCCCAGCGAGATCCCGTTCTGACACCGGCGCGTACCTCCCACGTGAACGGGGGACCCTGGCGCAAGGACCTGATCATCGAAGCCCTCGCTACGCATGGGCTCCTGTCCGTGGCCGAGCTCGGGCGGGCCGCGCTCATGAACAAGTCCCTGGTCACGAGCACCCTCTTCTACCTGCCACGCACGTGGGTGGGCAGGCGCAAGCACGCACGTGCGTGGGAGAAGAAGCGGGTCTATCGCTACTTCCTGGTAGCTGCCGAAGACGAGGAGCTGTAGATCGGCCTGGCTGGCGGGCTCAGCCACCGTTGCTGCCGCCGGGTTATATTGCTGTTGGCTCCCAACCGATGGGGGCTGCCCGGCTCGGCGGTTTCCGAGACCCAGACGGAGTGCACATGAGCACGCAGACGAACGAGAACGAGACCACCATCATCCCCGTCCAGGCCTACGTCCTGAACGACATCATCATGCACGTCGGCACGGCGCAGGAGTGCATGAAGCACTTCGCCGAGAACAACTTCGGCGGACGCATCCTCTCGCACGTGGACGCCCTGGTCCTCGGGTTCGAGTACGCCCCGGACGTGACCATCCCGATGGACGAGGCCGAGCCGCAGCTCGACCCCGTGGAGACGGACAAGCTCATGCAGGCGACGGTCGCCGAGGTCGAGGCGATGACCGAGCCGGGCGACGGGCTCGTGTACGTCGAGGGTGTGGGACGCGTGGCCCGCGCCGTGGCCGACGCCATCAACGCCGCCCGGGGCGGGGACGAGACCGAGCTGAAGTCCACGATGCAGGACGGGGACGTGGTCCACACGGGTGCGGACGGGACCGTCTCGCAGCTCGCCGTCCAGCGCATCGAGCGTCACCAGGATGCGCTCAAGAGCATCGGCATCCACCACGCCCCGCCCGTGTACGCCGCTGGTACCCGGGTCATCGGGTGGGGGAAGGACAACTTCCGCGTGTCCCGTGAGGAGTGGCGGAACCAGCCCGCCTTCGAGGAGTCCGGGCAGGCGATCATCGACGCCATCCAGGCGGAGGAGCGGGTAGACCTGCACACCAGCCTGCACAACCTGCGCATGCAGGACGACGGGATCATCACGAGCGTGTCCACGGGGCAGAAGCTGGCGACCGAGGCGTGGGGCCTGAAGCGCCTGCTCCCCTTCATGCGGTTCCCCGAGGGTCACATGTACGACGGGAAGATGGTCGCCGAGGGAGCGGGCAACTACCTCATGCGCATGGACCCGGGTGAGCGGGCGCACCGGTTCAACCGGGACGTGATGCGGGCCGATGACCGAGCCGTCGTCCTCCGGACCCGGTCCGATGGCAACGGGGGCCGGGCGCTCTACGCCACGGTCTCGCAGAAGTACGACACCACGATGGGCGGGGACGTGGCGCTCGACATCATGATGCGGGCGCTCGAAGGTCGGGGCTACAAGGGCTCGGTCATCTACGACCCGGAGACCACCCGGGTGACGGCGGAGGCCAGCTACCACGCGGACAAGGTCGTGGACCTGTCGGCGGGCGACGTGTTCAAGATGGGCCTGGAGTTCCAGACCCGGGACGACGGCGGCTCCTCGTTCAAGGGCGGACCGTTCTCCGTGCGAAACCTGTGCCTGAACCTGATCATCCTCGATCGTGCGAAGGGTGAGCAGGTCAAGTTCGTGCACAAGGGACGGCACGGCGACAGCAACCGCCTCGTGCGTGAGGTGCAGGCCGCCTTCACGAAGAGCCAGCGGGTCTTCGACCGGTTCGCCGACGAGTGGGGGATCCTCCGGGGCACGAGCATCAAGGACGTGAGCCTGTGGGGCAAGACGTTCACGTCCGTGGAGGACGCCCTCACGTACGCCGTGGAGGACAACCGCCTGGACGTGAGCCTGAAGGACAGCATCCTGGTCGAAGCGCTCCTGAAGGGCTTCGGCAAGGAGCCGGGTGAGTCCCTCGCGGACATGATCAACGCCGTGACCCGGGCCGCGCACGAGGAGGAGTGGGGGAACGCCGCTCTCGAACGTGAGCTGGAGCAGATCGCCGGGCGCGTCCTCGTCCCCGTCCTCGTGGAGCAGGCGAACGAGCCCGCCCGCAAGACGTTCGGCATGAGCCCCATCGCCCAGGCGTAGGGGTCCACGAGTCCCGGGGTAGGGGCTTCGGCTCCTACCCCCTGCTCGTGCACTCCTGCATGACGACCGGGCGAACCCGGACACGAGGACAGAATCCCCATGCCCATCACAATCACCCTCGACACGGACCACAAGGCGCAGGTCACGGAACGGGAGGACGGCTGGTACTACTGGCTGTGCATCCCCTTCGCCGAGGAGCACGGTCCCGTGCCTACGCGTCGCATCGCAGCGGGACACGCCCGCATCATGAGCGTGTCCCACGAGGAGCAGCTCGCCAGCGACAACGAGCTGAAGGCCACGAACATCATCGCCAAGCACGCGCCCGTCATGCACACCCTCACCTGTGACTTGGACGAGGGCTGCTTCTGCTCGGACGCTCACCTCACCGAGTCGGTGCAGGCGACCCGTCGCCTGTTCCGCATCCTCGATCACGAGGGCTACGGGTACACTCTGTACGAGGACGGCACCCTGCACTGGTCCTTCGGATCCCTGGTCATCCACGTCGAGATCGGGCAGGTGTCCCGATGAGTGCGCCCTTCAGCCTGCGTGTTCGGTGCCCCGCCTGCAGCAACATGTGCCCGGTCGCCACCCGTGATGAGCTCGCTGGAGACGCCGGCATCCAGTGGTCCGAGGACTACCTGGATGCCGAGTGGGCGGGCTCCATGTTTGTGTATTGGGATGTTCAGAACCCCGAGCGAGGGGAGCACGGCGGAGTGCTCCTCGTGTGCGAGTGTGGGCACGTGTACGAGGAAGGCGAGCTGCTCCTCAAGCGGCTGGACCGGGGTCAGGTCCTCGACTTGCCGCCCATGCACGGACACGTGGGACGTGGGCTCGCCATCGACGAGGCCGCCATCCTCGATGCAGTCCTGCGCCTGCACCCGCAGGCGCGTATCGAGCAGCTCAGCTTCACGTACCGGTCCCCGACGCCTCCCCATTACGTCGCGACGAACAAGATCGATGCCGACGTGCTCGTACACTGGTCGTACCCGCACGAGGACGTGAACGTGAACGGAGGGATCCCGGTCGGGTCCTGGCACCGGGTGACCCGGGCTGTGATCTGCCGCACCGGCGCGTCGTACCTGGACGGCTCCCCGGTCAAGCTCTACGAGGCGGAGGACCTGCCGCTGAACGCACGTGACGCGCGCTACCTGTACGAGCGGACCGTGCACCTGCGTGCGGAGCTCGGATGAAGCTGGCCTACGCCGTCGTCGCACTCATCTACGTGGCGTGCGTGGGTGGTGCGTTCACGTACCTGGGTCCGCGCGATGCGTTGTGCACGTGGATCGCCATCTCGTTCGGCTACCTCATGCTCTTCGCTGGACAGGAAGAGGACACCCTCTGAAGCCGCCATCCAGGCGGATCGACAACCCCGGCTTGGGTTTCTGAGCCGGGGTTGTGTTATGTTGGTTTCCTGACACCGAGTCAGGCCGACCCGGCGGTTCCCGGGATCACGAGGACAGACACATGACCAACCCCAGTGCGTTCCTGCGCACCTATACGAACCCCGCATCCGCAGACGTGGCCGCCACGGTGGCGAGCGAGGTGCTGAGTGAGAAGCTCGGTGCCCGAGTCATCGTCACGTACGAGGAGGTGGCCCCCTACGAGTACATGCTCACGCTCCCGGAGAGCCTGGAGCTGGTGCCCGCCACGGGCATGGTGCACGACATGCCGCTGAAGCAGAAGCCCTTCGCCCCGGCGGAGCACTCGATGCTCCTCGTGTGCGACGAGGACGGACGGGTCAGCGAGCCCACCACGTACCCGCTCACCCACACCGGCCTGGAGTCCTGATGTCCCTCAGCATCCTGCTTTCGTTCGTGTCCGCCATGCGTGAGGTCGGAGCCATGCGTGACCGCTTGTCCAACGACCCCGCCACGGATGACGTGCCCTGGGACAAGGCGGCCCAGTGCTTCGACGACTGGGCCGCCGACCACCTTGCGCAGGTCATCGCCAAGTACGACGACATGCGCCTGGACGAGGTCGGCGGGCTCACCATCGCGGACCTCACGTGGCTGTACGAGGGGTGGCAGGAGCGGCTCGCCGCCAACGCCCTGCCCGACGACCACGAGGATCACGACCGGGACGACGGGTACGAGGACGTGATGACGAGCCTCGGGTACGTCGCCCTCCACATGGACGGGCGCGTGTCGGTCTTCAACGGTCCCGAGCGTACTCTCGTGCACCTGTCGGAGGTGTTCTGATCATGCGGACCATCACACACAAGGGGTACACCATCGAGGCCTTCAGCTCCATGTACATGGACTGGGGACTGTGCATCAGCGTGGGCGATCACCAGCTCATGTACAACCCGAGCTGTCTCTCGAACGAGAGCTGGGGTGCCACGTACGAGGACGACGACGGCAACGAGTTCGACGAGGGCATCCCGTGGACGGACGAGCAGTGGTGCGAGTGTCTGCGTGACGAGGCCGACGACTTCATCGAGGCCTACGTGCAGGAGCACAAGGCGAACCCTGACTGGGGCGCGCTCACGGCCCACGACATGGCTCACCTCGTGAACGAGTATCACTCGTACAAGAGCGGGTTCGGAAACGACTGGTCGTCCGGCTACTACGACGTGATGACCAGCAAGGGCTACGTCAGCTTGTACGCAGACGGGACGGTCTACGCTCACGGACGTGAACTCGTGGACCTGGGGGTGCGGTGATGCACTGCCACCACACGAACCCGCACATCCTGATGATCGGCGACCCGGGCAAGGTCGCTGCGTACAGCTCGGTCGGCAGCTACCCGATCGTGTACCTCACGAACAAGAGCGAGTCCCTGTGCGCTACCTGCGTACAGGGAGACCTCGATCGGCTCTCCCTCATGGTGCGGGACGACTCGAGTACGTACGTGAACGGACACGGGGCGAACTGGGAGAACCCGCAGCTCACCTGCTCCTGGTGTGAGACCCCGATCGAGTGCGCGTCCGAGCCGGAGCCCAGCCAGCTCGTCACGCTGCGCGAGGCCTCGGAGCAGATGCCGCGCAAGCACTCCCGGATGAACGCTCGTGCGTACAGCGAGGGTGTGGACAAGGCGTTCGACACCAGCATCCAGGCGGTGGCCGAGCTGATCGGCCTCGTGGACACGGACGTGGAGCCGGACGAGTGGATGCCCAAGGTCATCGAGCTGTTCCCTCACATGGACGAGCGCATCCGAGTGCGTGCGTTCCAGTGCCTGGACGAGCGCCCCGGGTACGTCGGGTACTCCGTGTGGACGCTCGACGGAGCCGAGCTGCGCTGGCACCACAAGCTCCGCCAGGTCCGGAACCACCACGTGTGGGGCCCGAAGCTCTTCGTGAGCCTGCGTACGGGAGGTGCGTGATGCTGCCCGACTGGCTGTACCTGCTCGAAGGCCAGCTCGTGTGCTGGGTGAGCGAGGACCACGAGGAGGTCGTCACCTGGAACCGCTCGCTCACGTTCAACGTGTACGTGTGGACGGGCGACGAACTCCAGAACGTGGACGTGTTCACGGCGGTGGAGATCCCCAACGACCCCAGGGGCTACGCCATCGACCGGTACCGGGAGCTGGCCTCGTACGAGTAGCCTGAGCACCTGCGCATACCGAAAGGCTCGGGGCTTCGGCTCCGGGCCTTTCCTGCGTCTGGACATCGAAGCGTAGGCGCGTAGCGCCCTGGTCCTGGTCCCCGCCCCTCGCATGCGCCCCGCGCGCACGCACGCATGACGCACGTACGAGGGGACCGAGTCCTGGAAGGGCAGGAAAAAGCACCGTGCTATATTGGCCGTCCGGCCTCACTGGGGGTCGGGGCACCGGGGCCGTTCCCGGAACACACGAGAGAAGACACCATGACCACCAACACGAACGCCATCGCCTGCAGCCGTTGCCACGCTGAGATCATCTTCAACGCTGGCGATCTCCGTCGGAAGCTCACGAGCGCCACGCCCACGATCCGTCTCGGCAAGGTGCCCGGATCCGTGATGCACACGGATACGAAGTGTGGGACCTACAACACGGACAAGGGACGGGCTACGACGCAGGCGAACAAGGCCGTTCTCACGGCCTGGGGGATCAAGATGCTCTCCACCAAGGCGAGCGAGAACCACGCGTACCCGGACACCCTGATCGGTGGACGCCTGGAGTACGGAACCCCGAAGAGCGAGCCCAGCAAGGCCGCTCCGAAGGCCTCCCCGAAGCCCAGCAAGGCGAGCACCGAGACCGATCCGGTTCTCGTGTGGGCTCGTGAGCAGGGAGCGACGGACGATGACGTGAAGCTGATCCAGGCGAGCCGCTCCGGAGCTGTCCCCGCTCACATCGTGAAGGCCTCGCTCTCCTCGGATGCCCTCGCTCCCTGCCTGGACGCGTCCTGGTCGGTCCCGAAGCCCGCACAGGCTGAGCTGCTCCCGGAGACGGGCAAGGTGCACGATCTGGACGGTGACACGCTCCGCGCGATGTGCATCGTGGTCGCGATGTCCGAGCAGCCCCTGTTCGGTCACGTCGTCGCCACGATCAACGGGAAGAGCTTCCGGATCCCCGTCAAGCTCCCGAGCACCATCGTCGGCAACGTCCTGGACGCTTCGTAGTGGGCAGCATGTTCGCCGGCATCGTGTGGGCCATCCTCGCGATCCTGCTGCTGTCGTTCATCGCTACTGAGTAGCCACAGCTCTCAGACACGCAACGCCCACCCGGGTTCACTCGGGTGGGCGTTCCTGCGTTCGGGCCATTCCGTGGAGATGTGAGAGGTACGGAATGGTGACCGGGTACCCATTTCGGGCCAATGAGAGGCAGGAACCCTGATTCCTGCCTCTCCAGGGCGTCTGCGCTCCCTCTTCAGACGTTCGCCGTCTACCTGGGCGTCTCAAGGGCAAACAAGCTCACACAGGGGCTGTAGGCCTTCTACGGAGCATGGCTCCCTGGTGAACGGTTCCAGGGTTGCCCTGGTGCGTCCTGGTGCTCGATCTGAGGCCTTCCTAGGGTGTCGAGCTGTCCGGGTACGGGATGGAACCAGGGCAGCTTGACGGGCCCGTGTGGGCGAGCCTGGGGGCGAGCCTGGGGGCGTGCGTTCCTGCTCTCGTGTGGGTGGGTGCCCCACGTCCAGGCGGACCCCTCTAGTGGGACATGTGCACCCCACCCGGGGCCCCGGGGGAGGGGCCTCCCCCCCAGGGGCGGGGGTCGTGGCTTAGAGTTACCACCCTCCTGGTTTTTTCCCTAATTTCAAAGACTTCCCAGTACACAGGAACTTTCTTCTCGAGAGGTCCTTGCGTGCCTTAGAGTATTTGGGGTAGATGGGGGACCTAGGGGGTGCTGCTACTAGAAGCTCTAGCGGGAGGGGCTAGTACTTCTAGCGGGAGTTGTTCTTCCTGGCGGAAGAGGTAGCGGGAGATTCTCTAGCTACTAGGGGAAGAAGGGCACCAGGAGTCTCGGCTTGCCCTGGAGCGGATTGAGCTGCTCATGGCTCCTCTTTAGTTGTCACTGGTTGACAGTAGTAGAGAAGGGTGGATAGGCTCCTCTCGGTTTCAACCGAGGTGTGTGTGCTGATTCTCTCTCTTCTCTTCCTGGGGCTCTTGCTGTTCGCGAGCTGCTTCGTCACCTTCGCTCTCGATGAGTTGGACGACATCCTGAACGTCGTCGCGCGGAGCACGACGGTGACGGGGATGCTCCGGATCTCCCTCGCGGGGTCCTTCTTCGGGCTCGTCGGGTACGTCCTGCTGTTCGTCGCCCTGTTCCAGCAGGGGGTGCTCAGTGAGCTGTGAAGCCTGCATGGGGAACGTGGCCCCGGGGAAGAGCTGCTACGCCTGCGGGTTGAAGGGTCCGGCGGGCCAGGGTCGGACCCGGTGGCTGCACGAGCTCGAGGTCGGGACGACCATCTACGAGCGGGGGGTCGCGGTGGAGTTCCTCGGCCCGGAGCCCCGGTCCCCGAAGCACTGGAGGGTGAGGGTCATCCACACAGGGAAGACGGGTTCGGTGCCGGCCAGGCTGCTCGCCCTCGAGCCCCAGGAGCCCTTCGACCCCCAGGGCGACGGGGATGCGGACGACTGGATTCGGGACTGGGGGATCGGCGACGAGCCGGAGGAGGAGGTCTTCATCGACAGGCCGACCTACGTCAGCACCGAGAAGCTGCGCGTCTTCTCGGCTCCCGGGGAGCTCGCCCACCTCGTTCACGTCACCCTGACGGCTGCGGGGGCTCAGGTGCTTGCTGGGGACGTGATCGTCCACTTCAACCAGGGGGTGATGGGGGCGCGTTGCCTGGTCTCTCGGCATGCGATGCAGAAGACCGTGGCGGCGTTCACGCTGGAGCAGAACAAGGTGACCTTCTACGGGCTGGAGGAGAGCGCGCTGCGGGCTCGCATCCTGGAGGAGCTCCTCACCCCGCTGGATGGCGTCGCGGCGACGCTGGAGGGCCTTTCCGACGCTCGACTGCTCTCGGACGACGCGCGAGAGGCTCGTGCCTTCGAGGCTGCGGGGGACCTGCTCCTGGAGTTCCAGGACATGGGCGGGATGCCCGAGGAGCACGAGGGCGACACCTGGGGCCTGATGCGGGAGCGGCTCGCTGAGGTGCTCCTCCACGCCATGAAGGAGGGCACGTCCCTCACCCACAATATCAACAGCGCACAAGGAGTAGCGCAATGAGCAGCAAGAACACCATCACCATCGACGGCGTCGAGTACGTCCGGGCAGACAGCGTCACCAACTACGAGCCGCCCGAGGGTACGCGCCACGTCATCGTCATCGACCGTGGCTGGATCTTCGCCGGCGACGTGACCGAAGAGAACGGGCGGATCATCCTGAAGCGCCCCGTCAACGTCGTCCGCTGGTCGGGCGTCGGCTTCGACGGGATGCTGGCGAACCCGAAGTCGGACAAGGTCGCGCTGAAGCCGATCGCCAACCCTGTCAACCTTCCCGCCGGCTCTGAGGTCTACCGCGTGCCGGTGGCTGACGACTGGGGGCTGTGATGCCCGAGTTTCTGCTGGTCGGCAACGGCTACAGCAACGGCTACGGCTACGGCGACGGCAACGGCTACAGCAACGGCAACGGCTACAGCAACGGCGGGGGCTACGGCTACGGGGACGGCCTCGGCGACGGCCTCGGCTACGGCAACGGCGACGGCTACGGCAACGACGGCGACGGCGACGGCTACGGCGACGGCTACGGCTACGGCAACGGCAACGACGGCGGCGGCGGCGACGGCTACGGCGGCGGCGGCGGCTACGGCTACGGCTACGGCAACGGCTCGGTCAGCACGAGCCTCTAATCTTGCCCGGCGTGGCGTCGCGCCCGTCACTCCAGCGGCGTCACGCTCGGGCACCTTTCAACAGCGGAGTAGTAATGAGCAACAACAACAACGCCGAAAAGAAGCAGCCGTACAGCGGCTGGCTGGTCAGTAACAGCCTGTCAGAGCGTGCCATCGCGGTGGTACTCCACCACATGTTCGGGGTGCTCCTGCTGGGAGTGATCGCGGGCATCTTGGGCGGAATGGTAACGGTCGGCCTGATTGCGGCAGGGTCCGCCGTCGGGCCGACGGTGGAGGTGTCGCCATAACCCTCTCCCACCGATACGCCGTCTCCGCGTGCCACGTCCCAGGGTGCCAGTCAGGGCTACGAGCTCGACACACCATCAGGACGAAGCCAACGCGACAGCGTCCAGCGCCAGAAACCGCGATGGTCTGCGCTGACTGCTGGCTGGATGCGGCCAAGGATCCACGGCTCGACGCTGTCGGCGATGGTCCTGGCGAGTACGTCAAGGCGCTCCGAGCCGTGGAGGCGTCGTGAAGTACCTTGCTATTGCACTCTGGGCCTGTGCGTTCGGACTCCTCGCGGGAGCGTACCTCCATGAGATCGACATCATCGAGACCACCTGCGGCGAGGCAGGCGGGCAGGTCGAAGACGGCACCATCTACTGCAAGACGCCCGACGGCTTCGAGGCGGTGATCTGGTGAGCCGCTGCAAGTCTGCCAGGTCTGCGGGAGCCAGCCCGCACCCTCCGTCAGCTGCGGGCGGCCTTCGGGCCGGCACCCCGGTGTCTCACCTGCGAGCATGAGCGGAGCGAGTGCACCGGGAGCTGCGGTAGAAGCTCAGCTCTCCGCAAGTACCTGTACGTCCTGGGGCCTATCCAGAAGCGTTGACAGGGGGTTGTCACCCGAGTATTCCTGGTGGGCATCCCAACCAGGAGAAGCAGATGCTCGACCCCCTGAAGAACACCAGCGTGGACATGTTCCTGCGGAGCCTCGCCGTGAAGCGCGAGAAGGGCTCCGAGGAGACCTACATCGTCACGATGGACCTTGAGTCCGTCACCTCGCCGTCGGCGAAGGAGCTCAACGGAGTCCTGCTCGGCTCGGAAGGAGCTCTCGCCGCGATGGAGGCGGCCGGCTCGAACAAGGCGAAGGGGAAGCTCGAGTACAAGGGGGACTCCGGCCTCCTGAACATCCGCTTCGGGACCTTCGACACGGACTCGAACTTCGAGGAGTGCCTCCGGGGCAAGGGTCGGATCATCCTGAACCGCCTGAAGTACACGAGCGACGGGAGCCCCGAGCTTTCCCAGCGCGTTCGCCTGGTCGAGTTCTCCCCGAGCATCGACGAGATCGGGCGGCTCTTCCGTCGGATGAACCGCGAGCTGTGGGTGGAGGTCCAGCCGGCCCAGCTGTCGCTTCTCGACCAGGGTCCGACGACCCCGACCACGGATGGCGAGGACGAGGAGCTCCAGGCCACCGGATAGGTTGACACTGGTTTCCAGTGGTGGTACCTCTCCAGAAGAAAAAAGGAGTGTGTGCATGCTGAGGAACCTGTTGAAGCGAGCCCTGCGAGGTCGCCCCGTCCCCACGCCCCCCGAGGTGTTGGAGGCGGCGGCGGCCTTCGTTGCTCTGGAAGAGAAGTACGGTCGTCACCCGGAGGCGGTCATCCAGCAGCTGGTGGCGGAGAAGGTGTCGATCATCACCGACAAGGACGACGCCCTCGTCGAACTGGACGAACTGCAGAAGTTCAACACCCGGCTGAAGGGCATCCAGAAGGAGCAGACGGAGCAGCACCACCAGGTGGAGTGTGAGCTCCGGACCGTCCTCCGGAAGATGGAGGACAAGCTCCGGATGATCGAGCTCCAGGCGCTCGAGCCCGAGGCTCCGGACGGCACCCGCAGCCCCGCTCCGCTCTTCCCGGGCTTCACCAGGAAGAACCTGGAGCTGGTCTACCAGGAGCGGGGCCGCCAGGACCTGCAGTGGGGATGCCAGGACCATCCGGACGGTACGGGCTCCAAGGTGGACAAGTGGGACGCCGTGCAGAAGACCGAGGCCTGCCAGATGGCGTTCAAGTCGGGGAACGGGACCTGGCTGCACATCCTCAGCGAGGAGGTCGCCGAAGTCCTCGCTGAGTCGGACCCTCGACTCCTCGGCGAGGAGCTGATCCAGGTCGCCGCCGTCTGCGTGGCTTGGAAGGAGAAGCTCGACCGAGCCGCCCTGATGCCCGACGGTCGCCCCGTTCCGCCGGACGACGCCGTCCCCGGGTCGGACGACGCCCCGCGCGACCCCTCGACGCGTGAGCCGGAGGAGGTCGAGCACCCCTTCCAGCCCACGCCGGAGGACCTGGACGAGTACGACAAGATGGCGGCCAAGGTCGCCGAGGAGACGAGCTGGTGAGCAACGCGATCCGATACATCAAGGTCCTGGACCTGGAGGGTCGTCCCTCCCTCATGCAGGAGCACAAGATCCTGCTCTTCGACAGCCCCTCGAAGGAGGAGCGGCAGAAGACCCCGGCGATGGGGGCGAAGATGGTCCTCCCCGGAGGGCTCGCCATCCCCCTGAAGGACCGCATCGAGCACATCGAGGAGGCGCTCGCCCACCCGAAGGCCTGGGAGACCAACGTCCTGGACATTCAGGCAGTGCGAAAGCTCTCTCGAGTGACCCTCCCGACTTGAGCCGGGGGCAGAACCGAGGGCAGAACCGGGCGAAGCTCGACCAGTACTGGACGCCGGACCCTCTGGCGGAGAAGCTGGTCGAGCTCCTGCCCATCTGGCAGGACGAAACGGCTCTCGAGCCCCACGCAGGGGGCGGAGCCTTCGTCAAGGCGCTCCGGAAGCGGGCCAGCTGGGTGGGTGCCATCGACCTGGACCCCACCGCGCCCGGCCTGGAGCTCGCGAGTCACTCCTGGGTGGCCGATTCGACCACCTTCGAGTGGCGGGCAGGTGGGATCTGGGCTCCACCGGTCTGGGTTGGGGGCAACTGCCCCTACAAAGAGGCCGTGAAGCACGTTCGAGCAGCCCTGAAGCTCTCCCGACGGCACGTGTTCTTCCTGATCCCCCTCTCGTTCCTCGAATCAGAGGGCAGATCGGGCTTCTGGAGGGGTGAGGGGGCCTGTTTGCGGGGCTTCTGGGCTCTTCAGGAGCGAGTTCCCTTCCTTCGGGCGGCTCAGGGGCCCGGATCGCTTGGAAAGCCGCTGGATCTCTTCCAGGCGGCGGGAGTGGCCCCCTCGAAGGACGACGGCGGGGGCAATTCGACCCCGTTGGCCTTCTTCTGGTGGGACAAAGAGCACTCAGGCCCCCCGGAGCACTTCGTTCCGTGCTGGAGCTGGAAGGTGTAAGGGGTTGACACCCTAAAAGGGCGACGCTACGGTGCTGGTGCACGAGCACTGCACACACCCTTCAAGAGGCGGTCCCATCCCGGGGCCGCCTCTTGTCGTTGGGGGGTTGACCCCCTCTCATGACGGTGACGGAGGTCAGGATGCAGGTCGTCTCCCCAGACAAGCTCGATACCGCTGCGATCGTTGCCCTTGAGGCGGCACCCACCCTGGTCACCGACGGCATCGAGACCATCAAGTTCACCGAAGCGGTGATGTGGTGGTTCACCGGCGGGACGAGCGCCACGATCACGTACTACGTGTACTCGGAGTCCTCGGGAGCCTGGGCCCCGGTGGGGACGGAGGCCTTCACCGGGAGCAAGGCAGTGCTCCAGCAGGCCGGAGGTGCCCGTATGCACGCTCGCATCACCACCCACGGCGGCGGCTCCTACAAGCGGAGCTTCCAGCGACTGCGAGGGTCCTGATGTCCTTCCGGGGAATGGACGGCTGCGACATGATCGACCCCGTGGTCCTCGCGGAGGCCGGCTGGAACGCATTCGACCCCTCGCTGGGGACCACGTCGGGGGACGGTCAGCTCCTGACGGACGCCTCGGACACGGAATACTACGACTGGACCGTGAACACGGGATTGACCGGACACGGCAGCTTCGGCGACTCCGGGTGTGACGGGAAGAAGAACCTCCAGGACATCGGTGACCCCGCAGGCAAGGCGGGGGTGGAGTTCATCTGGGAGCTGGTCGAGGTCACCGCAGGCAACAAGTCCGGGACCGACGAGGGCATCGGCTTCATGGTGGCGAACAGCCACACGGTGACGACCAACGTTGCGACGGTGGTCGGGGGCTTCTACGTCGAGACGGCAGACGACGCCCTCCAGCCCATCAACCCGGCGCGGTCTGCGAGCTTCTCCAAGAACACGATCGATCTGGACGACACAGTCACAGACTTCGCGCCTGCCGTTCTGCACGCGCGCTGCATCTTCGACGATGACACGGCGCAGCCCAAGGTGGCCGGAACGCTGTCTCGCTGGGTCGGAGACGACAGCCCTGAAGGACACGCTACCTCGACCACGGGAACGGCGGCGCTCAACGGTCAGTGCCTTGCCGGTCCCGGGCTCTGGGTCCCAGCGGCTTCGCCGGCAGCCTCGCCCCGGTTCAAGGTGCGGGGCTGGTGGCGCTGGATCGAAGAGGCGGTGGTTCCGTAGTTGCACGAGGGTACCTGATGCCCTACTGTGCCGAGGATGACACTGGTTGACACCCCCGGCTTCTCGGGTCACGGGAAGCGACCTCGCCCCCCTCTCTTCGGGATGCTCCACTGGACCACGGTCGAGTGGGACTTCGAGGCTGACGCGCCCGCAATCCCCTTCGGCGAGCTGGCTGCGAAGCTGCAGAAGCACAACGTGGAGTACAACGCCGTCGGCTGGGTGGATGGAGTTCACCAGCTGGTCCCCTACGATCACGTCGCCTGGCATGCGGGGAAGGCCCAAGGGGTCCGAGACCCGAACACCACGATGGTCGGATACGCGATCCCCTACGCGTCCCCCAGCTTCAGCCCCCGAGGGCTCGAGAGGGAGCGCGAGTACCGCTTCTGGGACCGAGCGAACGACAGGTTCCGGACGGCCTGGTACCCACCCATCTCGGCGAAGTGGCTCGACCAGGCAGTGGAGTACTTCCGCCACGTGCAGGAACAGATGGAGTCGTCGCTGGCTGCGATCTACATGCACCACCAGCTCGATGGCGTGAAGAACGACCTTCGGAACCTGGATGCGCAGGAGGGCACTCCGAACTGCGCGTACAGCTACAGCGAGGTCCTCGGCAGGGTCGCGAAGCGATGACAGAGCGAGACCGCTACGAACTTCAGGCTCGAGAGCTCTACCAGCTTCTCGAGTTCTTCGAGTCTCGGATGCAGGAGGAGGGCTACTTCCTCACGACCGAGCTCCTTCACGAAGGGAGCGAGTGGGTGTGGCACGGGACCCGTCGGGTGCTTTGGGCACGGCTCTCCTTCATGGAGAAGCCCCTGCCCTGGCGCGAGGTCTGGAAGGGCTACCCCTATGTGCTCGCGGACATGGCGCTGAAGCTGGCTGATCTGCGAGAGAACGCGGGACGGAAGATGGTCTCGGCGTCGAGTCGGCTCACCACCGGGGTCCAGGACCTCAAGGGTGTCCTCGCCCTGATGGCGGAGCCGCCCGAGGAGGATGAAGATGAAGCGTGAGAAGCTGGTCGAGTGGCTCCAGTCGAAGACCACAGACGAGTTCGCCGTCATCGCTGACGAGGTGAACAGGGAGCGAGTGCGTCGCGCCCCCCCGGGCTCCATGACCGAGAAGACGCGACTACTGCTCGCGGATCTGGGTAGCGGTCTGTCAGCTCGCGAATGCGCTGAGCGTCACGGCGTGACTCGACAGTACTGCTACAAGCTCCGGAAGAAGCACGGGCTCTAGCCCGCCTGCCCCATCCCTCGCAGGTTCGTCTTGTCGTCGCCACAGCCCGACATCACGATGTCGCTCAGCTCGTAGACGAGGACGCGCTTCCCGCCACCGAGCTCGATCAGGGCGGCCTTCGTGGGACTCGCGCACTGCTTGATCGCGTTCGCGGCAGCGACGTACATCTTGCTCAGGGTCTCGTACTCGACGCGGTGCTCACGTCCCGAGCCGGAGACGAAGGTCGCCGTCGGCTTGCCGGTGGGTGCCGGGGCCTGGATCGGGCTCGCCACGGGCTCAGGGGGGCGGACCGCCTTCGGCGGGGTCTTCGGCGTCCCATCGGTGATCGGGGGGATCATCGGACCGAGGGCGGCGATGCGCTTCTCGATCGCGCTGAGGACGGTGGCTCGAGGAGTCTCCCGCCCCTTCTCGCTGGCGTGCATGGTGCGGAGCGTGTCGAGGTCGTCCGTGGCCGTGATGTTCTTGCGCACGTCGGCGACACGCCCATCGACCAGGGGGTGAACCTTCTCCGCGACGGGCGGGATGGTGGTCACCGGCGTGACGGGGGACTCGGCCACAGGGGGGCTTCCGGGAGGGTCGTCGGTCCAGGGGTCGTCGGGGGCGGTCTCGAAGATCAGCATGGGTTGCCTCGGTTGTTGGTTGCGCGTGTAGGCTATAGACCGCACGAGAGGCTGTAAAGTTGGCAGGAGCATCACCACCCCGTTCGGTCCGCCTTCCATCCAAGCTGGACAAGCGGGTCTGCGAGGAGCTCGGGGCCGATGGGAACTTCAACCAATTCGTGATCGAAGCCCTCTGGCTGAAGCTCACGAAGGAGGAGAGCAAGGCCAGGGCGCACGAGTATCGAGAGCTCAACCTCACCCCGGGCAGGAGCTCGAGCGTGGACGACATGATGGAGTGGATCCTCGCTCGTCAGCCGCTCGTCTGGGACATGATGACGGTGGAGGGAGAGCTCGACTCTCGGGTGGTGCGGGCCGTGAGGAAGGAGCTCCCACCCACCCAGGCCCGCCGGGTGGTCTTCCGGTTCAAGGGGCTCACCCTGGAGGAGATCGGAAGGAAGGAGGGCTGCAGCAAGCAAGCCGTCCACACCAGCCTGTCCCGAGGCCTGGACGCGCTCTCGCAGAGTACCGGGTTCGCTGGCACCCTGTTGAGGGTGCTCTCTCGTGACGAGGACTCCTACGAGGGGCTCACGCCCGAGGTCCTCGTACAAGCGGTGAGGGAACGTCGTGGACGATGAGAAGGCCCCCTACTTCGAGAAGGCCCCCTACTTCGCCGCCGAGATCGACCTCACCACGAAGGAGGGTGTTCTCAAGGCGCTGAGCGACCTGGCCGAGGCCTTCCGCACCAGGAAGATGAACGCTCGTGAGGTCAACGCTCTTCGCCAGATCATCAAGGCGGCTCACGAGGCCCACGGGGAGGCAGAAGTCCCAGCGAAGCTCGAGCCGGTCAAGCAGGGCCGGAAGGGGGTGGAGGACACAGGCCCCCCCGTCGGTCCCGAGATCACGGCGAGTGGCCCGATGACCACCTCCCCGCCCAAGATCGTGGTGGCAGAGACGCAGCCCGAGACCGGCGTGTGGGCGCACGCTCCCGGTGAGGGGCAGGGGGGATGGTGACGCAAGAGCTGGTCCGCCCCGGCGAAGAGGGCTTCTGGGACCCGGGGCGTTTCCTGCCGATGACTAGGATCCGCCCGAAGGTCGGAGGCGAGGTTCCCTTCGAGCTCTGGGACCACCAGCAGCTTCTTCGAGCCGCCGTGCTCCGGTGCTACGCGGAGAGGAAGTGGCTGGTCCACATCAAGCCGCGCCAGGAGGGCTCGAGCACCTTCTTCACGGGGGTCGTCTACCAGAACGTCGCGTACCGGCGGGGCTGCTACGGGGCGATCGTCGCCCACACGAAGGACCAGGCCTACAAGCTGAACAAGATCGCGATGCGCTTCTGGAAGACCACGCCCAGGTCTGTCCGGGTTCCTCGCGACACCCAGCTCAAGCGGCTGCTCGAGTTCCCCGACCGGGACTCCCTCCTCTCGGTGGCCTCGGTTCAGGACGACGAGCCTCTCCGTGGAGACACGGCTCAGGTCGTTCTCGCGACGGAGATCAGCGCGAAGCAGTGGGAGCAGAGGCAGGATGCGTGGATCTCCATCCTGAACGCTGTCCCTGGTCCCGAGGAGGGCGGCCTGCTCTTCGCGGAGTCCACCCCTCGCCGCTTCGGGGACCAGCTCCACCTGACGCTCCAGGAGGCCCAGGAGCCTGGCTCCCGCTGGCTGCCGGTCTTCATCCCCTGGACGATGATCAAGCAGTACGCGCAGGACCCGCCCCCGAAGTGGAGGCCCCGGCGAGAGGTGCTCGACTACGCGAACGAGTACGGGCTCAGCCCGGCGCAGGCCTACTACCTGCAGACGGTGCTCCTACCGAAGTGCCGAGGGAAGTGGGGGAAGCTGCGGGCCGAGTACCCCATCACCCTCACGGACGCGTTCGGCCTGGCTGGGGACCCCATCTTCGACGACGCGGTCCTCATCAAGTGGCTGAAGAACATCGACGGGGGAACGGGCGTACTCGCTGAGATCGACGAGTACGTGGAGTTCAAGCCTCCCGTGAAGGACCATCGGTACGTCGTCTGCATCGACCCGGCTTCGGGCTTCACCCGTCGAGACCTCTTCGGCCTGGTGGTCATGGACCTCACCGCATGCGAGGTGGTGGCGGAGTTCCTGGGTCATCGTCAGGCTGGAGCGATGGCGAGCCTGGCCGCGAGGCTTGGGTACCGGTACGGGCGGGCGATGATCTACGTCGAGGCGAACGGTGTCGGCGAGGGGGTGCTCAGCCACCTGGTCGAGGTCGAGGGCTACTCGAACATCTTCTGCCGGAAGAGCTCGGACACGATGCGCGACGGGGGCGAGAGCATCCCGGGCTGGTGGAACGGGGCGAACCAGAAGGCTGCCGCGATCTCCTTCCTCCAGGACATCGTCACGGACGAGTCGCTGATCCTCCACTCGGTCAGACTGTTGCGCCAGCTGGTGAATTACCGAGGGGGCTGGGAGAAGCGCAACCGGGACAGCTCTGACGGGCACTTCGATCTTGTTGCTGCACTGGCTATGGCTGCGTGGGCATACTTCCACGAAGTCCGGGCTGGACGAATCCGCAAAGAGCGGAGCGAGCGCGAGCAAGCCAGTGAGAACTGGAAGCGCGTCCTGAAGAAGCTGAAGGGCATCGAGGACAAGGCTCAGAACACCCGCTGGGGCAACCACAGGTAGGACCGATGGACACTGGACTGAAGCGGTACGAAGACCCCGAGAAGATCGACAAGGACCCGGCACGCTTCGCCTCGAAGCTCACGCTCCTCATCAAGGAGACCTCCCGGACCTACGAGAACCATCGGGCAGACGATGACGTTCGGAACCTGGCCTACTACCGGGGCCACTTCTGGACCGGCGACGGTCACTCGAACCTCGGCCGCTCGAAGGACTACCGCGCTGCCCAGAACGAGGTGTTCCCCATCGTGGACACCATCCAGAGCTCGCTCGCGATGGACCTGCCCCAGTGCGAGCTGCTTCGTCAGACGAACACGCACATGCGCGAGTTCAACCGGACGAACGACCCGGCGTTCCAGGGTCGCCGCGTGGCCGCCTGTCTGAACTGGATGGCGGAGGAGGGCGACCTCGACGAGGTGACTCAGGAGTGGGTCCTGCACGCCCTCATCTTCCCGAAGGGGGTGGTCAAGACGGCGTGGTCGGCGTCCCTGGGCCGGACCATCTGGGAGAACAAGCTGCCGTGGGAGGTCTTCTTCGACCCGAACGCGAAGCACCCGTCCAAGGCGTCGTGGGTCTTCGAGTACATGAGCGTGCACTGGTCCGAGTGGAAGCGTCGGCTGAAGGCGGGCGTCTACAACCTCCAGGAGGGGAAGGGCAACATCCGCCCGGACAGCTACCCCCGCTCCCTGGTGGACAAGAGCGCGAACGACCTCGACGCCTACGAGCAGCGTCTCCGGAAGGGGGGGCTGAAGGAGTACGTCCAGATCGTCGAGTTCTGGGACTTCCGGACCGGCATGGTCCACCACATCCACCTGGGCACGTCCCAGATCCTGATGTCGGCGAAGGCTCCGTACTCGCGCCCGTACGAGGTCCTGGTCTTCCACCCCGGGGTTGGCCGCATCGACGGCGTGTCCGACGTGGACCTGATGGCTCCGGTCCAGCGGGACATCAACGAGCTGGTGAGCGCCCGGCGGGAGATCGTTCACCGTCTCGTGCGCCGCATGATCATCGACCGAGGGCTCTTTCAGAACGAGGACGACTTCGCGACGTTCAAGAACGCGAAGACCTGGGAGCCCACCCTGGTGGATGTCCCGGCGATGAAGGAGATCGCCAAGCACATCTTCGTGACCCCAGAGATGGACACCACCTACGCCTTCAAGGACCACCTGCACGGAGACATGGAGACGGTCCGTCGTCTCGCTGGCGAGGCGGACTACCAGCGCGGGGTCCAGAAGAACATCCGGACAGCTGCGGAGTTCGAGGGCATCCGGGCTTCCATCGAGGGACGGATGAACACGCGCGTCGCGCGCCTCACGAAGGGCGTGACCCGCCTCTTCCGGAAGGGGCTCGAGACGCTCCAGTGGGCGGTCCGGAACCAGGAGGCGAGCCGGATCGACTACCAGGGGCTGGTCTTCGCAACCCAGGAGGACACTCCTGCGCAGGTCCTGGCCCAGGACATCCTGAATCAGACCCCTCGCTTCCGGCTCCTACCCTTCAGCCCCCTGATGGAGGACAAGGTCGTCCGGCGGAAGCACCTGGCGGACCTGGTGAAGGAGGTCTTCATGAGGCTCCCCGACGAGGAGAAGGTCATGAACTGGCGCGAGGTCCTGCGGGAGCTCGTCTCCGAGTACGGTCTCCGACCGAGCCTCCTGCACGCCGAGGAGGAGTCCGAAGGCCTCGTCAAGGCAGAGACCGAGGCAGCTGGAGCGGTGGCAGGTCCCCCGGGGATGCCCCCGGGAATGCCTGGCGCTCCACCCCCGGGTCTCCCGGTTCCTGAGCCCGGTCCCCCTGCAGGAATCCAGAGCGGGGCTCCGCTGCCCCTTCGGATCGCAGGTTGACCTCTGGACTACAAACACCTGACAGGAGTTCCTCGTGAAGGATGAGCCCGAAGTCGAGACCGAAGAAGAGACCGAAGAAGAGACCTCCGAGGAGGCCTCGGACGAGAGCTCCGTCGAGAAGAAGTACAGCTACCAGGCCGAGGTGAAGAAGCCCGAGGTCATGGATGGCGTCTGGAGGGCCCACGATGCCTTCTGCGCCGTCGTCCGCCGGATCCTGAAGGACGAGCCGGACGGAGCCGCCGAGCTCCTGGAGGGGGTCTGTGACGCCCACGGGGAGCACCTCAAGCAGCTCACGAAGGGAGCCACGGCGGAGGACCTCGGCCTGAGCGAGCCCGTCGAGGACTACTAGTGCCCTGCTACGAGCACGTCTGTGACTGCGGTTGGAAGACCGAAGACCTCTACCGTCGTCACCACGACGCGCCGGACACCGATGTGCCTGTGGCACTGGAGTGCCCGAGCTGTGGTGGAAGGGCAACCAGGCCGGTCAGCAAGACCTACGTGAACGGTCCCGTCTTCGAGGGGCTCGAGCGTTTCAACAACGCCCTGGTCCCCCACAAGATGAGGAAGGAGCGGGTCGAGGTCATCGACGGCGAGCTGTGCGAGGTCGGTCCCCTCGAGCTCAAGACGGCGAAGGACATCGAGCGGTTCGAGGAGTCCCAGGGGCTTGTTCGCACCGAGCCCGGCTCCGACCGATGGAACCAGGTCATCGAAGCCCAGAAGGACGACGCCTCCAGCATCGAGGCAGCGGTCCGTACGGGCGGGATGGATGGCGGGGGTGACTACATCGCAAAGACCGAGATCCAGGAGTCTCTTGGCTGGGGCGAGACCCGGTACAACACCTGGAAGAGTCAGACCGACGAAGCCCAGAGGAGCTACGATGCCGATGCAGCCGGGTGAGTTCAGCGAAGAGCAGCTGATGAGCATGCCGCTCGAAGATCTCGAGTCCATCGTCCTCGGCAAGGCGCAGAACCTGGGCAAGCTCGCTGGCGAGCAGGACATGGCCGCGCCCGCGCCCGTTCCTGGTGCGGTTCCGCCGCCCCCTGGGCCGGATCTCTCGAACGAGGGGATGATCGACCCCACGCTCGTGATGGCGGCCACGACGAAGCTCGCCCAGCTCGGACTTCCGGTGCAGCCGAGCGAGACACTTTCCCCGGATGTCGTCCGGGCGTTGCAGGGCGCGCTGGACAGCACGTCTCCGGGGTTGTACAACCTCAGCAACCCCGACGATTTGGAGGAAGTGCTGAATGGCATCTCGAACGGACAACTCCTCGACGACCTTGCCGGAGGAGCAGCCCCCGCTCCCGCTGGCGGACTCCCCGGAGCCCCTGGTGGAGGACTCCCCGGAGGCCCCGCCGCCCCAGCTGGTGGACCCGTCCCTCCAGTCCCCGGAGGACTCCCCGCCCCCGTCCCCGGAATCTGAGCCGGAGCCGGAGTTCGACCCGGAGACCCTCGTCCAGGACGAGCCGGACCCTGTCGAGCTCGACGACGCACAGCCGGAGCCCGAGCCCGAAGCAGCGTCTGAGCCCGAGACGATCGAGGCCTGGCTCGAAGAGCTCAAGCTCGAAGAGGTCGAGACGTTCGAGTCCGTCGCCCTGGACTGGGTCCCGGAAGGCATGGCTCGGGACCGGGTGAAGACCCTGCTTGCGAAGGCGGACGCCCGTGTCGAGGAGACACGCCTCACCACCTCGGTGAAGAACGACGAGCTGGAATCCCAGGCGGCGGCTCTCTCCTCCCAGACCGAAGCCCTTCGTCGGCTCACGGACACGCTCGAGTCGGGGACGGACCTGAAGGACGTGGAGGAGTACAAGACGACGATGGCGTCGAACCAGCTCTTTGCGTCGCAGGTCACGAAGATGTCCTGGCAAGCGTTCGACATGGCGTACCCGGACTGGAACAAGGCTCCGAAGGAGCAGCACGCCATCTTCGGGGAGATCATCCAGGGCAACGAGGAGAAGGGGATCGCCCCCAGGCTCATGGAGATGCCGGGCGAGACCTACTTCGACAAGATGGAGGAGGCCTGGAGGTACGCCGCGTACACCTCGGGGAGCCCGAAGCCCACCCGGGGCAAGGGATCTTCTCCGACAACGACTGCGACGCCTCCCGCCGCTCCCCAGGCACCTGCCGGACCCACGGACGCGCAGAAGGCCGCCGCTGCGATCGGCGGGGACGCAGGGCCCCCGAGCACGCCGATGCGGACCGTGCACGAGCGGGACATGGACGAGATCATGGACGAGCACGACCACTACCTGGAGGATGGTCGGATCAGCTGATCTGGATTGACGGCTCTCCGCAGGGATGAAACACGCCCTCTGCGGAGAGAACCCAGATGTCGCTTCTCGAGTACGCCACCCACACCGTCCCCGACGTGGTCCAGAAGGCCGTCCCCAGCTTCTACAACAGCGATGCGCTGATGAAGCTGATCAAGGCCCGAGGCAACGTCAAGCGGTCCGGCGGCACCCACGTCCGCCTCAAGCGCATCAAGTCCGGCCACTCCGATGTGACCGAGATCAACGCGACGAACATGAGCGTCCCGCTGTCGAAGAAGGAGACCTTCTCGACGATGACCGGTGACTGGGCTCGGTACGTCAAGCCGATGATCCTCCCGCGCTACGACCTCAACCGCCTCGGTCGCGCCGAGGAGAAGAAGGCGTACACGAAGGACGTGGCCGAGGCCGCGATGCTCTCGCTGAAGAACGACGTGTGTCGTCGCTTCTACATCGGCGACACCCCCTCGGCTGCGAAGCTGGGCGGCCTCGGCACGCTGAACGGTGGTCGCACGGCGGCCCCGAACGGGAACGGAACCAGCTCGGGTCTCACCAACGGTGCGCTCGAGTTCGACATCCCCGCGACCCAGGGTGCCACGGGCAACCAGTACCTCAACGAGGCGCGTACCCACGACGCGACCAACGACGAGAACAACTGGTACAACCAGTTCGCCCAGCACGGCGGCATCGGCACGAGCTTCCTCTCCACCTGCGAGCAGATCAAGCTCACGGCGGACAGCTACAGCGAGGACAGCGAGGGCATCTCGATCGCCATCGTCAGCATCAACGACCAGGTCGCCATCGCGGACGAGGTCCGGTCGTACCCGGGCGGAAACGCGACGCCGATCATGTACACGACGGCGGACTGGGACGGCGGGAACATCCACAAGCCCATCGTCGCCGCTGCCGGCATGCGCTTCTTCAGCAACCGCTGGATGACTGCTGCCGCGCTCGGCAACTACGCGGGTGGAGCGGCCATCAACGAGGCGGCCTACCTCCTGAACCCCAACTACGTCGAGTGCTGGGTCAACGCGGGCGAGAACTTCCGCGTCGGCAAGTTCTTCGACGGGATGGAGCACGGCAACCAGGACGCCCTCATCGGGTACATCTTCCTGGAGCTGCAGTTCGTCCTCACCTCGCTCGTCACCCAGGGTTGCACCCGAGCCGTGTAGTCGGCTGGGGTGTCCTGACGGGCATCGAGACAAGTCCCCTTCGGGGGCACCCACCACCTTCCCTCTCCCCTCGGAGCCACGAAGATGTTCGAGAACGAATCCTGGGCAGGCGATGTCGTCTACCTCGACAACCCGGAAGACATCTGGGCGTACGACACCACCGAACCGGGTGACGGCGCGCCGGGCAAGCCGGGCGAGATCCGCTGGTGCTACGCCGAGCTCAACTCGGGCGTGAAGGTCCTCCAGAAGCGCCGGCTCACCCGCCTCGCGCTCCTGTTGGGTGCCTCGGTCGTGAAGGGCAGCTACCTCGAGCTCGGCACCGGCAGCTACTTCGTGGCGGACGCGCTCGCTCCGGCGAACATGCCCCTCACGGACGCCGCCGGCTTCGTCAGCGAGGAGGTCAACCGCGAGGGCAAGGGCTCGGTCGCCCAGGGCGTCCTGCCCACCGGCTACTGGTTCTGGGCTGTCGTCGAAGGCCCCTGCGATGTGATCACCGATGCCGCCGTCGCGGTGGACACCCCGATGATCCCGAAGGCCGCGACCGGCGCTGGTCGTCTCGATGACACCGCCCCGGCGGGTCTCGAGCACACCATCTGCGGTCGCTTCCTGGAGGCGGGTGGTGCCCCCGCGACCTCGGTCGAAGCCCTGGTGAAGCTGGGCTTCTAGCTCCCACCGCTGAGCTGCGGCTCCGGCTGAAACCCTCGTGGGGCCGCCCTGGTCTCACGAGGGTTTCGTCTATTCTGAGAGGAGCCGGAGAACGCCATGAACATGGACAGCCTGATCGAGGACCTTCGTGCGGTGACTGCACTGCCAGGTCGGGGCACCCCCCAGCTCGACCGCTACCGTCGGATCATCCGCATCTGCACCCGCCAGTTCTGGGCGGACATGCCCGACGCCTTCCTCCGGGAGGAGTACCGGTTCAAGCTCGAGCCCCCGGTCAGCGTCTCGACGATCAGCATCGACAGCACGGACCGCCTGGTCTTCACGCTGGACGTTGCCCCGACTGTGCCCGCTCAGCTCGCGCTGGACGGCACCTTGCGGGGACGGTGGCTCGAGGTGCTCCGCAACGGGGAGTACTACTACCGGCGCGTCCGGGACGTGTACGTCGAGACCGTCATCGACGACCCGGACCTGCTCCACATCGTCATCGATCGTCCGTGGGACAACAACACGGACACGACGCTCACGTACCGCATCTTCACGTACCAGTACCCGTACCCGGCTGACGTGCAGAAGATCCTGTCCGTGCACTACGACCCCGACGTGAGCCCTTCGCAGAAGGTGGAGCCCAAGCTGAAGGCTGAGCTCGACATCCAGCGTTGGGCGCAGGGGTGGCGGGAGCAGGGGCGCATCACGAGCTACGCGCGGGGGGACTTCTACCAGCTCCCGGCTCCGCACGAGAAGCCTGGCGTCGCCCTGCTCTCCCAGCAGCCGAACAACAACCAGAAGTGGGGTTGGGACCCGGTCACGGGTGTCGAGCACACCCTCAACGTGGCCCCGGCGTACGGCAACGCAGGCAGCTTCGAGTACCGCTACAGCCTCGCGTGGGGTCGTTACCCCTGGGGGCATCTCTCGGTGGGCGACCGGGGCGACGGGCTGTCTGGACCGGCCCAGGGGCCCCTGGACCCCTTCTACATCTCGGCTCCCTCCCAGGCGACCGATGCCCAGGCTGCTGTCTGGGGTGGTTCGGCGATCCAGGTGACTGCTCTCGATGTGGACTACCAGTACGGGTACGGTCCGGACACGAGCAGGCGGTCCTATCACCACTACGGCTGTGAGAAGTGGTGGTGGCGTCGTCGGCTGAGCTCGGAGCCCGTTGGCGGCACGAACAACGCGGGCTTCCAGGAAGACCCGGACGCTGTCTGGTACCTGTGGAAAATCACCCCCGGGCACCAGACCTCGGTGGTGGACCACGGGGACCTCGACCCGGTGGACAAGCGGACCCGGCTCGAGCACATCCACGGGCACCAGCACCTGATGTTCGACAAGCTCCCGCCTGCTGGAGAGGAGGCGGTGATGCTGGCGATGGTGCAGAAGCGCCCGCCGGAGCCCGCCCACGACCAGGACTACATCCGGATCCCGCCGGAGTGCGAGAGCGTCTTCCTGAACCTGTGCTCGGCGTACGTGCTCGGGCGTCGTGAGGGCGAGCCCAACAAGGAGAGCCAGTACTGGGGGGCCTACCAGCGGTCCCTGGAGGACCTGCGTCGCCGGTTCGGCAACCCCGGGCACGCGAAGGGTCCGTTCGGCTCCGGTCTCGGGGCGGGTGTACCGCTGCACTACATCGAGAACATCACGGACGGTACCTGATGGCGACCGGAAGCAAGCACGTCCAGAAGGGTGTCGGCGGGGCGAAGATCATGGGGGAGTTCCCCGTGTCTCCCGACGGCGAGCACGCCTCGCTCATCATGAACTTCCGCCTGGACGAGAGGGGCAACCTCGACTCCACCCAGCGGAAGATGCACCTCATCCCCCAGATTTGGAGTGCGGCGAACCCGACTCCCTGGGCGAGCGATGGCGTCCTCGGGATGGGGTACGTCACGATGGATGGCGGGGCTCGGCCGGAGGTGATGTTCGTCACGAAGACGGGCCTGTTCCGGTACGCCCCCTGGACCCGTGCGTCGGGAGCTGCTGGCTTCCGGGGACTCGAGGAGGTGAAGGAGTACCGGTTCAACGGGCCCCTCACGAGCTCGAACAGCGTCATCCCCCAGACGGACCCGCTCTTCCCGCCCCAGTTCGAGGCGCTCGGGAACCGGCTGTACATGACCTTCGGCGACGGCGGCGGGGCCTGGGTCTGGGATGGCGAGAGGGTGCGGCGCTTCGGCTACACGGAGAAGCCGGCCCCCCCGGATGTCGTAGGCCCGGCCCGGAAGCAGGACAGCAAGACCTCGGTGAACGGGGGAGGCTTCTCGGCGGCCGGACGGATCGGAACGCTGGACCCGCTGTGGACTCGCGCAGTGGAGAAGAGCTTCGACGGCTCCGGGAACCCGACCACGAAGGGAGTGGGCACCGACCAGTACCTCTTCCACGAGCAGGTCGGCGGCATCCACCAGGGTCGGTACCAGTACTACGGCTGCTGGGAGAACGTGGATGGGGCGTACTCCGCCCTGAGCGCCCCTGGAGGCGTTTTCACGCTCCGACGCAGGGGAGCGGACCCGGACGAGGCGGAAGCCGACGGAGGGCTCGTCATGGAGAAGCTGCGCCGTCGTGCCTGGGTGCGCAACGGACAGCAGGGCCCCCCGGGGACTGTGGCCTTCATCCTGTGCCGGACGGCGAACCTCGAGTTCCTCCCCGAGGGGGACACGGGAGCTCCCCGGTTCCTCCACCGGATCCCGGGGAACGTCGCCGTCGAGTACATCGACGACATCCCCGACGGCGAGCTCGGAGGCACCTGGCTGGACCGGGAGACCATCCCTCACGGCTTCTACTTCCTCCGCCACTTCGGCGGCTCGATGTTCATCATGCGGACGGACGCCAACCCCTCTCGGGTCTGGTGGTCGGAGCAGACGGGACCCTTCGGCCCGACCCCGGAGAGTGTCCTGCGGGGACACTGGCGGGACGTGTACCCGGAGACGGGCCCCATCACGGGCTCCATCCACACGCGTCCTGCGACCGGGGACGGCGGCAGCATGATGCTGGTCTTCAAGCAGGAGGCCGTCCACTACATCGCTCCCGAGTACCCCCACTGGAAGTTCGGAACGCTGCACAGCGGGGCGGGCCTGGCTGGGCCCAACCTGGTCCAGAACTGCCCGGACGGCACGGTCGTCTGGTACGGAGCGTCCACCTTCTGGCAGTTCGACCCCCGGAACGGGGCGGTGGTGGACATCGGCAAGACGATGCGGGACACCCTGAAGAGGGTGAACGTGAACCGGGTCTCGTTCGGGACGAGCTGGATCGACCGTCGAGCTGGAGAGGTCCGCTTCGCCCTGCCGATGGAGGACAGCGACACGAACGACCTGCACTTCATCTGGGACTACCGGGTGGGTGGCTTCCGCCTCGCGAACGACGTGAAGGTGCACGCTGCGCTTGCGATCCCGGCAACGGAGACGGTCCTTCTCGCCGGGGACGTGGCGACCCCTCCCGGAGTGATCCTGGTCCCGGGCACGAACCCCTCGGTCTGGATCTACGGCAAGGGCTACCCGGGGGAGAACTTCCGGCAGATGGAGGCGGTCTACCGCTCGGGCTGGATCCCGATGGGCGGGCTCCACGATTACTTCACGGCGGAGCACCTGGTCGTCCTGGGGGAGGAGCGCCACTACAACGACGCTGCCATCCGGACGTACGGCGACTGGAACCTCGATGTCGCCCACCTCGCCGACTCGAAGACCGGGGCGGACGAGATCCTGAAGTCTCACCACCCGGAGAACGACGACATCCGTTTCCTCGGCGGAGCGACCTCTGCCGCAGAGGCGGCGGGGAAGGCGGCGACCTTCGGCGTGACGAAGTGGCGGAAGCGCCGCCCGTACTCGCACATGGTTGCGATGGGGGCGGAGTCGATCGAGGTACTCTCGGTCGAGGTGGCCTCGCTGTACCCGATGGCGCTCTACAACATCAACGCCTACGGACCCATCCTCACGGACGCCGTTGGAAGGAGCCCTGCGCTGTGAGCGACTTCATCCCCGCGCCGAAGGGGCACATGCCCGATGAGGTCGTGGACCCCAACCTCATCGCCCAGGACTACCAGCGGCTCCTCGCCCTGGCTGGCCGGACGACCCAGCACCAGTGGGCGAGCTCGGCCTTCGCCAGCGAGAACGTCTTCAAGGAGGGGGCTCCGGTCCGGGTCCGCGAGGTCTCCGTGCCGGCCCACCTCTACCAGGCGGTCTACAACCCGGTCAACGCCACGGTGGATGGAGACGACCCGGTCCTCCGCCCGCACATGGACGCGTCGAACCCCTTCACGGTGGACCCGGCGCTCTACCAGATCCCGTACAACCGAGGGCTCCAGCCCGTCAGCGACGTGCGTCTCGAGTGGACGACGGAGTACCCCGAACTGCTCTACATCCTGGCGGACTACCAGTACGTCCGGGAGCGGTGGAACACCTGGGGGTACGCGGGTGCTGCTCCCGTGGGACCGGGGACCACCGAGTACTACATCCGGATGAAGGCCAGGATCGGGGTGAACGGAGGCTTCCTCCCGGGGACGGGCCCCGAGGTGATCCCGTTCAACTCTCGCTATCGGGGTAGCGGGGACCCTCGCCGGTCCCGCCGGACGAACATCGCAGGGATTGCCCAGGTCCCCGCCGGCACGCACACCGTGCAGCTGCACGTAGGCCAGGGGCCTTCCGAGCCGGACAGTACGGCAGCCCACGAGCTGGAGCAGGACCTCGAGCTCGCCTACAACAACGAGCCGCCGACCCAGGGCGTATGCCTCGGTCACCGGAGGCTCATCGTCATCTCGTTCCCCTTCGGCCTTCCGATGGGAGGCTGACCCATGCCTGTTCCGACTCCTGACAGCGGCACCACCGTTGATGTGGCGGATGTCGTCGCACAGCACACCGAGCTCATCGGCCTGGTGAACGCTCTGGCTGTGGGCAACATCGGCCGGCATGCCCTCGGCCCCCAGCACGTCCCTTCGGCTGTCGTCGGTTCTGACAGCATCTGCTCGGTGACGAACGAGCCCCTCATCTGGGACCGTAGCGGCGGCCCGCCCAGCGATGAGGTGGTGGCGGAGACCACGGCAGACATCTCGGGTGGGCTCTGGAAGATCCTCAACAGCTACACCCTGGACAACGGAGGCGCGGGGTACACGCTCCCTCCCTGCAAGGTCCTGGTGTTCTTCAACTGCCGGGTGGACAACTTCGAGGCCCACGACCGGGACAACCAGCTGTGGGTGAACGTCTACCACTCGGAGGACACGGTCGAGGTCTACGATCTGACCCACGGCGGGATGATCCACCCCATCGAGCAGAGCCCTTCGGGAGACCCGGTGGACATCTGCGAAGAGCCCATCGCGATCTCCTTCATCATCGACAAGACGGCGAACGTGGGCAACTGGGACCTCGACTTCATCAAGGTGAAGGCGGGCCTGGCCCGGGGCGGCTCCAACGTGCTGAACCAGTTCGACGCGGACATCATCGCCGGCTCCCTCACCTTCATCGCCTTCTACAAGGACGAGTAGATGCCCACCCTCCCTGTGATGGTCCTCGCGCAGCCTGAGCTCGACGCTGAGGAGGCGTACAGCTTCCTGTGGGACCCGGCGACCACGCCCGACAGCGGGGAGATCCTCCAGGGTGGGTTGGACTCGCTGAACTACGGCGGCGGGAACAACTCCATCCCGGCCCACGCCTTCCAGCGGGGGACCTTCGCTCGAGGCTGGTACCAGGGCTTCGACCGCTGGGAGTTCCAGTACGCCCGGCAGCTCGACGGCGACGGCGCGACCCCGGGAGCCATCGCTCTCTCGGAGGGGGAGCGCATCGTCCACGCTGGGCTGAGCGGCCGGTTCTTCCTCCCCTGGACGGCATCGGTGCTGGTCTTCGGGTACCAGGCCTTCTTCCGCCACGACGCCACCGAGTGGGGGAACGACGACGGCGCGCACAACTTCGAGTACTGGGAGCTCCAGGCGAAGATCAAGAACCAGGTCGAGCAGTGCCTGTACGTGAAGCTCCCCCACAACCGCTACAGCACCGGGAACCCGGACCCCGGGGTCCCGCCCTACGTGGACCCCGGTCACGCCGAGGAGCAGCAGTGGAAGTGGGTCCACAAGCAGCGCATCCTGAAGAACGTGGCCGCCGGGTACCAGCAGTTCGAGGTGAGCGCCTGGGCTCGGATCATGGCCCCCGATGCTCAGAAGGCGAAGCTCCTCACCCCGACGGGTGGTATCTGGATGCTCGCGATCCGTTGACTGAGGATCCGTAGGCAGGAGCTCGTATGGGTTGGTTCACTCTCGTCATCCTCGCCACTGCGGCTGCGCTCGACGTATGACGAGATCTTCATCTCCCGCCTATTTGTCTGAACGGGCCTACCAACAACGCAGAAGGATAGGAGTTTCCATGCGTACTTTGCACGACCACGAGATCAACGACTTCAACAGCGAGCACGTCAAGGTGTTCGTCGCCGACAAGGCCGATCACGAG